TGCGGGTGTAAGGTCATGAACATTGAAATTCAAAATTTGTTGAGCCTATGCAACCGCATAAATGAGGAATGGTACAACAGATGTTCGGAGCTTACAAGCGAACTGGATAAATTGAGAGAACACAAAAACGAATGAAAAAGGCGGGCATATTATGAGGGAATTTGATATATGTTTAGAGACACACAGAAAGTTAGAGGCAGTAAATGAACAAATAATAGAACTGGAATCGGTCGTTTACTCGCCGAGAAATCAAATTATAAGTGATATGCCAAGAGGTCGTGGAGGCAACACAAACGGAAATGACGCGCTGCTTATGAAGTTAGACCGTCTTAGACAAAGAGAAAAGATTTTACTTGTCGCTCGTGCGTCACAATGGCGCATATGTGAGGAAATGCTAATGAGCGTAGGCGCGAAGCAGAGCGAAATTCAACTGATGTGTTTGCGGTTCTTTTTTGTTTTACCGTGGAATGATTGTGCAAGAGCAATGAACTGGAACATAAACAAGTGCTTTAGGATATATCGAAAGATGTTAGCACTTGCGAGGAAGTCACAACAAAATGCACAAAAATGAAGCGACAATTTAGTGAAAAATGCTAATAGACAAAAAGTCGCTTGAGGTGTAAAATATTATCATAAAATAACTGTACAGATTACTACTTTCTATTTAGGATTACTTCTTTCTTTACTATCTTTCTTCTGATTTCGGGAAAAGCCGTCGCATAGTTTCTATGTTGGCGGCTTTTCCTTTTGTTTATTTTTAGGTGATTCAGGGCAATTATGCCGCATGATTTTAGACCGTCGAGGGTGGGAGGTCGCGGCACTCAGGGAGGTGACAGCATGGCAAAGAAAAAGGTCGAGCCTGTAAGCCAAAATCCATATATAAAGCTCGTTCCGAGCAAGGGGGGCAGACCGATGAAAGTTTTAACCCCGAAAGGACTTGAACAAGTCGCTATTTTGTCTCAGTACATGGCAACAGATGAGGAAATAGCTGCCGCGTTATCAGATGAACACGAGCGCATAACCGTTGATACTCTTGTTAATCCAAACAACAAAGAAGCTTTTTCGGAATATAAGCAAAAGGGACAGAACAAGGGAAAAGTGTCATTGCGAGCGTGGCAGTTTCAAAGTGCAAAAAACGGCAATGTGTCAATGCAAATGTATTTAGGCAAGGTGTATTTGAAACAGCGCGAGTATGAGGAAAAGGAACAGAGCGTTCCCGCTATTAACATCAATGTATCAGCGGCTACAGCCGAGGATATTGAAGAGGACTAATATTGAAAGGGGGTGAGACAATGGCAACAGTTAAGCAGACTATCGCACGAAACACGGGCGCGGGCAGCAAGGCGACACAATACAAGAAGTCGGCGGCAGTTTCCGCAAGAGCGTTTGCGAGAGCGGGCGCGTTCGGAAAGACGGTAGCGCGTAGAAAGTCGCTCGGCGGCAAAGGGGGTTAATGTATGAGCAACATACTATTTGACCCTATTAAAACACAGTCAAGTGTAACGGATAGCGTCATTGTCGGCTTTAGTGGAGGCAAAGATAGCATTGTTACGCTTGATTTGTGTTTTAAGTATTTCAAGAATGTCAAACCGTTCTTTATGTATCTCGTTCCTGACTTGGAGTTTCAGGAAAAAACGCTGCGGTGGTATGAGAACAAATACAATACTGAAATAATAAGATTGCCGCATTTTGAAGTATCTGAATTTCTGAAATATGGCAGTTTTACAATAATGGATTGGAGCGTTGATGTTGTCGGCATAAATGACACATACGAGTATTTGCGGCAGACAACGGGCATACACTGGATTGCAGCGGGTGAGCGGTGCGCTGATAGCATTGTGCGAAATGCAATGATAAAGAAAAGCGGCAGCATTGATTATAAAAGGGGCAGATTTTACCCGCTCGCGTATTGGAAAAAGCAAGAGGTAATAGAGTACATAAAGTATAAAAAGCTGTATCTCAGCCCCGAACAAAAGAAAATCGGCTTTAGCTTTCGCAGTTTAGCAGGCAGTGAACTATCGGTGATAAAATCGCTTTATCCTGACGATTATAAAAAAATCTTAAAGGTATATCCATTTGCGGGGGCGGGCGTGGAAAGATTTGAGAAATACGGTAAATAAAAGCGGTGAGTTCATACCGTTAAGTTGAACCTTAAAAAAGCGGAAAGCCCCTTGCCGTAAGTAGGGGCAAAAAAGCGAGGTGTTGAAGAAAGCATGGGAAACACGCAGAAAAAAAGCAAGTTCCAAAAATTTGAGTTTGGCACAATAAACCGCTCTGAAATTAAAAATGCTGAATATAATCCACGCATTATGGATAAAGAAAGCAAGAAGCGGTTAAAAAAGAATTTGCAAGAAAACGGTCTTGTGTCGGCTATTACATGGAATAAAAGGACAGGTAATATATGGGCAGAAGATGAAATCAGCGACAAAGAATAAATAAAACAATAGACAAAAGCGGTTGAGTAAATCAGCCGTTTTTTTGTGTTGTTTTTCAAAGATTGCAAGGGGGTGATTGCCGTTGAACATTGATGTTAAAGTGAACCCCGCTTATCTTCCGTACTTGAATAAGCCGCAGTTTATGCAAATCTATTTCGGCGGGAGTTCGAGCGGCAAAAGTTATTTTATTTGTCAGAAGATAGTCCTTGATAACCTTAACGGCGCAAACTGGCTTATCTGTCGTAATGTTGCAAATACCATTAGAAAGAGTACATTTAACGAGATTAAAAAAGCTATCTCTAATATGGGCTTGGCTAATTATTACAAAATACAAAGCGCGGATATGGTTATAACAAACACGCTGAACGGCAAGCAAATTGTATTCTGCGGACTTGACGATTCAGAAAAGATTAAGTCAATCACGCCCGCGAATGGCGTTTTAGAGCGCGTTTTCGTGGAGGAAGCAACAGAGGTTAAGCGTGAGGCAATAATGCAGCTTAAAAAGCGTTTGCGCGGTAGGTCAGACATAAGCAAGCAGATTGTTTTAGCGTTTAACCCGATTTTAAAAAGTCATTTCATCTATACGGACTATTTCGGTAGTTGGGTAGATGACAAAAATGTGTATGAGAATAGGGATTTGCTCATTCTTAAAACTACATACAAAGACAATATGTTTCTAACGGCAGATGATAAGCGGCTACTTGAAGATGAAACAGACCCGTATTTCTATAATGTCTATACATTGGGGAATTGGGGCGTATTGGGTCATGTTATATTCAAGAATTGGCGTGTTGAAGATTTAAGCGAGAAAATACCGCATTTTGACAAAATATATAACGGTATGGACTTCGGCTATTCAAGCGACCCGAACGCAATTATTAAAGTGCATTTAGATAAAGCACAAAAGAAAATATATGTTTTTGATGAGTGGTATCAAGCAGGAATGACAGACGGCGACCTTGTAAGAGTGTGTAAAGAGTTTGTAGGCAGTCAATATGTAACTTGCGACAGTGCCGAGCCGAAAACAATCAATATGCTATGCAATAGCGGAATAAAAGCGGTTGGCGCAGTAAAAGGCGCAGATAGCATTAACAACGGTATTCGTTGGTTGCAGGGCTATGAAATTATTGTTGATGTGCGTTGTCAGAACTTCAAAAACGAGATAGAACAATATCACTGGCAAGAGGACAAATACGGTAATGCAATGGCAAAGCCCGTTGACGCGAATAATCACTTATTAGACGCGCTGCGGTACGCCCTTGAAGATGAGATATTAGCCGCAGAAGTGCGAGCAGGACGGAGAATATAATATGTGTAATCATGTATGGAGAACCATAAACGACATTAAGGTTTGTAAGAACTGCGGGTTGACAGTGACATTTGACGGCAAAATCATTTTTGATAGAAAAATAGTTAATTACAAAAGCAAAAAGCGGAAAGGCGGCAAAAAATGAGTAGAAAAGAAATAGAGCTTTACCCGAATTTTTCGGCATTTACGGCAGAGATAAGGAAAAACGGAATAACTGTAGACTTGCTTCAAAAAATCATACAGAAGCACAAGAAAAACGCGGAATACAACCGCAAGTTATTTCAACGCTATATGGCTATTGATGACAAAGTGCCGATTTTTAGCCGAAAACCACGGTATGACGAAGATAGACCCATTAACAATAAGGTCAACAACGACTTTTTCAGCGAAATTGTTGACTTCAAGACGGGATATTTTGCAGGGCAGCCGATAACATACAGCTATAACAAGGGCGAAGAAGCCGAAGAGGTAACGGGCGGCGAGGAAGCCGTAGACAAGGCGCGTAAAACCGTGACCGACTTTGTAACCCGAAATAATATGTACGGCGTTGATATGGAGACAACGAAGTTTGCAAGCATTTACGGATATGCGGGCAGGCTTTTTTATATTGACACAGACGGCAACGAAAGAGTTATGCCCGTTCATGGCTTTGAAACTATAATTCTGTCAGATGTTGATATTTCCGAGCCTGAATACGGAATCCGTTATTTCTATACAACCGACATAAATAACAATAAGACATGGACGGTTGAATTTTACGATAGCAAAGATATTTATACATTCAACGGCGGCACTCTGAGCAGTTTAAAGTTTGTTTCTCAAAACCCGCATATGTTCGATTATTGCCCGCTGCAAGGAATAGCGAATAACAAGGAGCTGTTAGGCGACGCTGAAAAGGTGCTTTCTCTGATTGATGATTATGACAAGGTGCTTTCGGATAATTCAAACGAAGTCGAAGCTTTTGTACACGCCTATTTGATTTTTGAGGGCTTGCGAATTGATGACAAAACCATTGAAGAGGGGCAAAAATCAGGCTCGTTTGTTTTCCCTGCAAGCGGAACGCAGCAAGGCAAGGCGTATTTCTTAACTAAGAACATAAACGACGCTTTCACTGAACACCACTTGCAGCGGCTTGAAAAGAATATTTATCGCTTTTCAAAAACGCCGAATTTGAGTGATGAATATTTCGGAACGGCGAGCGGTGTAAGCCTTAAATTTAAGCTGCACGGGCTTGAAACAAAATGTGGAATGTATCAAGCGCAGATGATGAACGCGGCTCAATATATGTGGAAACTGCTTGCGAGTAGTTGGCGCAAGAGAACTATAACCGTTGACCCGTTACAAGTTGTTATGGACTTCAAACGCAACTTCCCGCTCGACACGGCAAGCGAAGCGCAGACGGCACAGGCACTTATTAGCGCGGGTATTCCTAAACAAATTGCATTTAGTCAGTTGTCGTTTGTCGATGATGTTGATTATGTTATGGAGCTTATCGAGGACGAAAAAGAAAACATAACACCGTTATATGAAGATAACGACGATGACGAAGATGAAAAAAACAAAGATAAGAAATAAATTAGGGAGGAAGTGGTATATTGCCTCAGTCCGAAACGAGCCTTAAACAGCTTTTGCATGAGATACGCAGAATAGAGCAACACCGCGAGGTTTTAACTGAAAAGAAAATCAGGGCAATGTACCGTTCTCTGATGAAAGACCTCAACGCATTTTTAGCCGAAGAATTTACAAAGTATGCCGACGAGGACGGGCGTTTATATATGTCTTATTTAGACGCTCAAAACAAACGCGCGAAATTTCTTGAAGAGATTTCCGAGAATGTCAATGGCATTTCTCCGAAGCTCAAAAAAGAAATACTGTCTCTTGTAGACGAAACCTATGAAACTTGTTATAGGGAAATGGCAGAGGCAGTTAAAAAGGCTGCTGCAAAGGGCACATTGGCGACGGCGGCAAAGGATATATCAGTACGCCCCGAAGTGCTCAATCAAGCCGTGAACAACAATGTAAGCAAGCTAACATTGCCCTCTGTTCTCGAAAAGCACCGAAACGAAATTATATATCAGATACAACAGGAATTAACAATAGGGCTTATAAATGGCGATAGATACGAAAAAATGGCAAAGCGTATTTCCGAGCGGTGTAATGTGAGTTACAACAAAGCAATGAACATCACCCGAACGGAGAGCCACAGAAACATTGAAAGCGGCTTTATGGATTGCGCGGAAAACATACAGAATGATTTGGGCGGCAGCGACTTAATCTATGCGGCAACATGGCGCACGATGAAAGACGAAAGGGTTAGACCGCAGCAGCGGCGGCGCAAAGGAGGAAAAAAAGGAAAATGGATAACAACGCTCAGCAGAAACGGCGCAAACCATATGAAAATGGAGGGCGTGACCGTTAAAGCGGGCGACTTTTTCGATTTGGGCGGCGGGGTTAGGGCAAAAGCCCCGTCAAAAAGCGGTGTAGCCGCACATGACTGTAATTGCCGTTGCTTTCTTGAATATAATCTGATGACAATTAAAGAGTTTGAAAAAGCAACGGGAAAATCCGCTTATATTGCAGGCATTGGCAAAAAGACGAGAGAGCAGATGAACAACAGCGGCATAACAGATTTTGAATTGCAACGGACAACTGACGCAACGGCATTTGACCAAGCTATCAGAGACGCTATAAAATCGCGCCCCGTTGGTGGTTGCGTTGACGCGCACCCGATAGACGAATTGAAAGATTATAAACTGTATCTTTCTAAGAGCAAAACGGCGGGCGTTGCAGTTAAGCCTGACGGGGATATTACGGCGGTATTCAAAAATGCAGGAGACAAGCGGCGCGGCGCGGTTGATGACCTCATTATCACAGCGAGGGCAAACGGCGGCACAAAAATGGACTGCTACGGCATAGACCTTGTTAATAAATACGAGCGTTGCGGTTATGTTCCAGTAGCACAAGTGGCGTTTAATGAACAATATGTAGATGACCCGTGGTTACTTCAAACGAAACCGAATGTTTATGTGATGATGAAAAACACTGATTCTATGGAAACGGTTATACAGAAAAACGCTTCAAGGGCTTATAAGCGGTCAACCCAAGAAGAACTTGACAAGTTGCAGTTGTTCGGCAAGGACGATTATGACGCGGCGTTGAAATATCGCGACGACTTGTTAAAAGCGCAAGGCAAATGAGAAAAGAGGTGACTTATTCAGCCACCTCTTTTACAGCTTTTTTATTCAGCCCGTTTGCTCTGTTTCAATAACAGAGGCTTACACCCACCTGTTAATAGCGCAAGCCGTTAGCACTGGAATAAGGCTTGATAAGCTCAAACCTTTTAGAAAGCTTTTTATCTCTCGATATAGCCGACGATTTCAACCGTTGACGGTATCGCAAAAAACATACATTCAATTTTTGCGTTATATGAAGCAGTGTATTCTTTGCCGTTGTTGCCGATTGCGTAAAATTCGCCGTTCTTGTTTGTTGCTTTAATTTCATTAAATGACAACATAATTTGTTACCGCCTTTCTTTTGATTACATATATATTATAGCACAAAAGTGTTATAATTCAATTCGCAGAATAGACAAAGATTGCCCTTTTATTTTGTGCAATTTGTCAATAGAGTTTGAAAGTCGAAAATGATATAATATGTTATGAGGTGAATGTTATGAATTTTGCTGATTTTGAAAAGCAATACGAGAACAGCACAGCAGACGAGATTATAAAACAGCTCGAAAACAAATACAAAGATAACGCCGACGCTTTAGAGGACATTGAACGAGCGAAAAGCGACATTGAATATATCAGAAGTCAAAAGAACTATCAAGGACAAACACCGAAGCAACGCGCCTTGTCTTTGGCGGGCACATTGCTTTATTGGGATTGATAATGCGGTATAGCCTAAAGGTAGGGCAGCGGGCTTTGAACTCGCTTGTATAGGTTCGATTCCTATTATCGCAGCCAGTAATGCTGATGTGGTGGAATGGCAGACACAGCGGACTTAAAATCCGCTGATAGAAATATCGTGTGGGTTCAAGTCCCACCGTCAGCACCACAAGCCGCAAGCGAGTGAGGAAGCGCGAGAAGTTAAGTATTGAATTGCCTATGTACAGGGCAGCGGCTTGTTAAGCCGTAAGAATGTTCAATGGCTGATGAAAAGGCACGGCGCGACGGCATTAAACTATATCCGCAGCAACCGACCTCCCACGATACGGGAAGTGCCGAACACTGCGGATTTTTATTTAGATAATTAAGGCTCTTATCTATACGGTAAGGGCTTTTTATTATACAAAAAAATGCTTTTCTATATGGAGAGCAAACTAAGATTCTATAAGGATTTAGGAGGACAAAACAATGGCAGCAGAAAACACGCTTGAAGCTGAAAAGACGCTTGAAGCCGAAAAGAAAAGTAAAATGTTACGAGTTGACATTCAGCATTTTGCAGGCAACGGCGACGGCAACGACGGCGGCGACAATGGCGACAATTCGGGCAACGGCGACGGCAATGGTAACGGTGGCAACGCAGACAACAAGGGCGACGATTCAAGGTCAACGGAAGCACTTGAAAAGCTTGTACAGTCGAAAGTTGACCGTCTCATGGCAGAGGAACGCAAAAAGAACGCTGACTTGCAAAAGAGGCTCGACAAGCTGAACAAGGAAAAGCTTACCGATGATGAACTGAAACAGGCTGAAATTGCCGAACGCGAAAAGGCTATTGCAGACAAGGAACGAGCACTTGCAGAAAAAGAAAACCGCCTTTATGCAATTAAGGCTATCAAGACAGCGGGGCTTGATGACGGGGGCGAAACTTCGCTTGAACTTGTTGATTTTGTGATGAGCGACACGGAAGAAAACATTGATACAAAGGTGAAATCTTTCAAAACACTCGTTGATAAAATGGTGTCGGCACGAGTTGACGCGACATTCAAGGCTAACGGCAGAAATCCGAACGGCGCAAACGGCAGCGGCGACAGCGACGACGATAAAAACGCTACTATTGCGGAAAAGCTCGGCAAGAGCAGAGCCGAACAAAACAAAAAGTCAAATGACATATTAAGTCACTATTTAGGAGGTAAACAGTAATGAAATTTACAAGCAAAACCATTACGCAGGGTGTCAATATCCTTGCTAACGACCATTATGTAGCAATCCCTTATGATTGTTCCGAACTTACTTCTCTTGCGACTAATGGCGTGATTAAAGAGGGAACTATTATTCCGTCGAATAATGATAAGGCAGTAGGCGTGTTACTTAACCCCGTTGTACTGGCTGAAAATCCGAACGGTACTATTGTAATTCACGGATTTATCAAGAAGTCGAAGTTGCCCGCAGCACCTACAGTTGACACAACGGGCGAGAGCGCAACTACGGGCGCAACTACGGTCTTAAAGCAAATTACTTTTATGTAATAAGGAGGATATAAACAATGAAGTTATCAGATGTTTTTACTGCGGAGGCTATTGCCCTTAACTATACTAATGCGGCAAGTAATGCTATTCCGTATCTTGGCGCAGGCTTTTTCCCCGCACAGAAGAAAGCAGGACTTGACCTGAAATGGATTAAGGGTCATAACGGTTTACCCGTTTCCCTTATGCCGTCGAATTTTGACGCAAAGTCAACTTTCCGTGACAGGGTTGGCATTTCGCTTTCTGAGACGCAAATGGCGTTCTTCCGTGAATCTATGCTTGTTAAAGAGGCAGACGAGCAGGAAATTATGCGCGTTCAGGACGCAAACGACCCCTACGCGGTTCAAGTTCTCAACAACATTTTCAACGACGCGCAGACGCTTATTGACGGCGCGAATGTTGTTCCCGAAAGAATGATAATGCAGCTTCTCGCCCCTACTGGTGGTAGCATGGGAATTGAAATCGAGGCAAACGGTGTTAATTACACCTACAATTATGATGTTGACGGTACTTGGAAAACAAATCACTATCTCAAGATTGAAACCGAGGCTGACAAGTGGAGCACAGCCGCAACTTGTGACCCCATTAAGAACTTAGAGGACGCTCTTGACGCGCAGGAGCAGGCGAGCGGAAACCGCCCCGAAATTCTGCTTATGTCAAAGGGCACTTTCAATCTTATCAAGAACAGCGCAAAGGTTCGCAGCGGCGTTCTTGCTCAGAATGTGACCGCAAATGTCAATTACACCTCTGCAAGAGTTCGCAGCTATGTTGAAGAGGAACTCGGCGTTCAGATTATCATTTACAATAAGCAGTTCAAGAACGAGGCAGGCACGGCAAGCAAGTTCTATCCCGACAACATTGTTATGATGTTACCGAATGGCTCACTCGGCAGAACTTGGTACGGCACGACCCCCGAAGAGAGAACTCTTGCAGCAAGAGCGGACGCAAATGTTTCTGTCGTGAACACTGGCGTAACCGTTGCTGTTACTATCACCGATGACCCTGTAAACACAAAGACTACCGTTTCGGAGATTGTGCTTCCGTCGTTTGAGCGTATGGACGACTGCTACGCAATAGAGGTTGCCTAAAAAAGGAGGTTAGAACATGGCTGAAAAGATGTTTGATTACGCCGTCATTTTCAACGGCGTTTTTTATCCCGCACACACGCCTATTGAGGTTTGCGACGAGCCTATCGAGGTTTGCGACGAGCCTATCGAGGAAGCACCCGCCGAGGGAGCAGAGAAGAAGCCGACCAAAAGAAAAAAGGCGGTGAAAGCCGATGATGACAAGTCAGCAAATTGAACTGCTGCAACTCGGAATACCGAAAGCTAACGACCGTGTTACTTTAATCGTTGAAAGCGGCTTAGAGTGGGTGAAAGAAAACACAACGCTTGATTTCGATATAACAAAAGATGAGGATTTAAAAGCCTTGCCGTCGTGCGTGAGGCTTTTTCTCATGAAGTTTTACGAGATAAACGGAGTAACGGCGGGCGTTGCGAGCGAGAGCATTGAGGGGCTTTCACAAAGCTTTCGGAGCGATAGCGCGGATAGTTTGATATGGAGTTTAGCGGAGGAATTATTAGGTTCTTATCTTAAAAGCCGTGTTCGTTTTGTGACTGCTCAAAATAGGTGGGAATAACCATTTTCGTGACTTCACGGAAATGGTGTAAAGGGGGCGTTGGTATTAGTGTTAAATGGAATACCAAAGTAAACAAATTACCCGCAGTTTCCAAATCGTTAAAAACAATGAGCGGTAAAACGGTCAAAGTCGGCGCATTAACGGGCGAACACGCGTGGTTAGCGGGAATACATGAGTACGGTTGTGAAATAACCGTCACGCCTAAAATGAGGGCTTTTTTAAATAGTCAAGGCTTGCATTTAAGCCCTAATACAAAGGTCATAAAAATCCCCGAACGCTCGTTTATACGCACAGGACACGACAAAAACATTGACAGGGTTATGGAACAGACGGAAAGAGCCATATCTCTTGTCATTGCGGGCGAAATGTCGGTTGATGATATGCTTGACCTTTACGGTCAGCAAATGGCAACGGCGATAAAAACCTATATACGCGACTTGAAACGCCCGCCTAATCACCCTTTTACCATAGAGCAAAAAGGCTCATCTAATCCGCTTGTCGATACAGGCAATTTGATAGAGAGCATAACTTGGGAAACGGAGGAATAAGCAATGCAATACTTTAACTTTACACGGTTAGTGGAAAAATATATGAATGAGTTTACGCTGCTTGTTCCTACTGTTGGCGAATACAACGATAGCGGCGATTGGGTGGACGGAGAAGCGACAAAAAAGGTTATGCGCGGGGCTATAATCAGTTTTAAAGAAAGCAAGGTCTTTAGGTCTGAGGGAACATTGACCGCAAACGATAAGAGGCTTTTCACTTTAGAGCCTCTTGAAAAGGCGTTGATTGGCTCGGAAATAATCTACGGTAACAACAAATACAAGATTGATTCCGAAACCGAAAACGCGGAGTTTACGGGCGTGTATTCTTATCTGCTAAAGTTTGTTTCCGCGTTTGGAGGTGTTGAGCCGTGATTGATTATGAATCAATGCGAAAAACAGTTGCGAGCGGCTTAAAAAGCTACTTGCAAACGCCTGTAATACGCGCAAACCAAAACGAAAGCCCGCCTGCATACCCGTTTGTGTCATACACAATAACGACCCTTGAAAGCGAAAATAAGGGCACTTGGCAGGAACACGACGACGGGACGGATAGAAAGCCCGTTACTCAAATTTGGAGCATTTCGGCGTTGTCTAACGATAATAGCGAAAGCGTGGCACTTGCAAGCATAGCGCGTGAATGGCTCGACCGAAGCGGAACTGTGTATCTCAATGACAACAATGTTATCGTGCAATCGACAGGAAGCATAACAAACCGCGATAACTTTCTGACTGTTGAATACGAACACAAGAACGGCTTTGATGTTGTCTTTTGGCTGTATGATGAAGTGAAAAAGCCCGACAACGGATATATTGAGGAAGTCACTATCGGTGAAAATACGCAACACGCAACGGATTATAACGAAATGCTTGAAAAACGGCTTGACGGAGAATTGAGGTGATTAAATGGCAAGTCTTGAGGAAAATATCAAGAGGGCGATAGACGATTTTGATAATATTCAAAACGCAATCGAAGAACAAGGCGTTCCAGTACCTTACGGAACTGATACCTCGGAATACGGAAAGCTTGTGCGTGGTTTAGTCGCTTCAAAAACGGAACTTTTGACCGAGCAAGTAAACACTTTGCAACAGGAAAAAGCGGAATTGGAAAAACAGTTATCAAGCAAGATTGATACATCTCGTATAACGAATTTTCAATATTTTTGCGGTTTTAACCGTTTCACTGATGACGATATGTCAAAAATAGATGTTCGCAGTGCGGCGAATATTTCTTCTATGTTTCAAGGCAGTAACCAAATAACTAAAGTTCCGTCAGGTTTAAATGCGTGTAAAGGTACTAATTTTTCTTTTGTGTTTTTCGGGTGTTATAATCTCTTGGAAATTCCCGAACTCGACACGAGCAATGCAACTAATATCCGCGAGATGTTTGAGGATTGCCGCAAAGTTACGGAAATACCGAAACTAAACACGGATAAAGTAAAAAGTTTTTTTGGGGCGTTTGCGTCCTGTTATGCTTTAAAAAAACTGAGCGTTACTTATATTGGTGGAACTGATGTTACCAATATGTTTAACAATTCAAGAGAAATTACCACAATAAATGTGGACAGAATTAAGGTATCAAATAACAATTTGGCGTTTAATTACTGTACAAAGCTCACCGTAGAAAGCCTAATGAATATCATCAATGCGTTTGATGATAACAGCGATTTGGAAACAACTTACAAGGTTTATTTCGGCACTACCAATTTAGCAAAATTGACAAAGGAACAAATTAAAATTGCAACCGACAAAAACATTGAATTGTATTAGGGGGTATTGAAATGTGGACATATTCAGATGATTTAACGCTACTTCCGAACATTGTCGTTCGTAGCCGTATTGAGGACGGCGTTTTGCAGTTTTATCAGATTTATCCCGTTGAGGGTTATGTTCTTTGGATTCCGTTAGGTGATGAATACAAATATGACGAAAACGGCGAACTAATCCTTGACGAAAACGGCAATCCTGTTTTGGTAGCCCATTACTACACATGGGGCGGTGCAGTCGCAATGCCGAATTACGATTTTGAGACAAATCCGAGCGAATTTCAAGCCGTGCTTTATGAAGAGGGTATGACCGTTTTTGGTGAAAGCCCGATTTTAAAGACAGAATAAAAAGGAGGAAATAACAATGGCACTTGATGTCAAAGTAAAAATTGATTTAAAGAAGCCCGTAGGCAAGGCAGGATTCGGCTATCCGCTGATAATGTCGTACAAATCGACGGGTACAGCCGTTTCTTACACCGAATGTAAATCACTTAACGATTTTGTAACCGCAGGGGCGACGGTCGGCAGTGACGATTACAAGGTGGCGGCGGCAATGTTTTCACAGGACAACGCACCTGAAAAAATCGCTTATGCGGTTTTCGTGGGAAACGACGCTTCAACTGGCGCGGTCACGAGCCTTGCAACCATTATAAACAAGGGTTGGCGGCAGTTAGTAACCGTTGGTATGAACACCGCAGCTTCCGCAATTTCGGAATACATTGAATCAACTAACAAGCTTTATTTTGTTGGCGTTGATGATGATATTCTTGAGGAAAGTGCCGCGCTCATTACGGCTACGCAGGACAGAGACAGAACCGTTCTTGTTTACGCAAAAACGGGTTATGACGCACTCGCGGGCGCGGTCGTCGGAGCTACGGCAGGACTTGACGCAGGAAGTTTTACCTATAAGAACATAATCGTCAAGGGTCAAACGCCCACCGACGACGACGGTATATTAACTTCACTCGATACGCTCAATGTTATGACCGTAACCACAAAGGCGGGCGATATTGTAACTTCCGAGGGCAAGGCGAGAAGCGGCGAGTACATAGATATTATCGACAGTCGCGATTACATCATTCAGAGCCTTGAATACAAGACGCAAAAAGTTCTCAACAACACTAAGAAAGTGCCTTATGACAACAACGGAATCGCAATGCTTGAGAGCGTTGCGATTGATGTTATGCAGGACGCATACAACAAGGGCATGATTGCCGTTGATGATGACGGAGCACCCGCGTATACGGTTTCTTACGCGCTGAGAAGTCAGACCAGTGAATCGGACATAGCGGCGAGAAAGTATGTAGGCGGTTATTTTAGCTTTACCCTTGCGGGAGCTATTCACAAAGCCGAAATTACAGGCGAAATAATTGTCTAAAGGAGGAAAAATAAATGAATGTTACAAGATATAATGCTAAAGATTGTACGGTCACTGTTGACGATGTATTCATCACGGGTCTTGGCGAGGACATGATTTCTTTTGAGAAAGAGGAAGCTTTCTTCGAGACTGTTGTCGGCGCACAGGGCGATATTGTAAAGAGCGAGATTAATAACAGCATTTACAATATGACTGTAACCGTTCAATCGACAAGCCCGCAGCTTCCCCATTTAATGAGCCTCAAAGACCGCGCAGAGCCGTTCCCCGTTTGGTGCAACAACAAGGCTCTCGGTTTGAGAATGGGCGGCACAATGGCAAACATTAAGGAAATGCCCGAAATTGCGCTCGGCGCAACAGCGGAGGATATCGAGATTGTCTTTTGCGTCTTTGACGGCGTTGTATCGGCAATATAAAAAATTAAACAAGAAGAGGGGCGCAAAGCCCCTCTTTACTATTAGGAGGAATTATCATGGCATTTAAACCCATTGTTAAAGAAAAGGAAATCGACGGCAAGATTTACAAGGCGCAGTTTAACGGCGTTTCCGCAATGCTCGACGCAACTAATGAAGCGGGCGACGACAGCAAGAAGCTTGTCAAGTATCTTTTCGCAAATGTTCTTGTCGAGCCTAAGATTGAGGATATCGACGAGTATTTCGGTACTGATGTTGAACTTATGAACAAGGTCGTCGAATTTGCGGGCGCGATTATGAGGGCTGATAAAGAATACTTTCCTAAGCCCGACAAAAACGGAGCTGCGGGAAAGGGTTCTAAGTAATTGGGACTGTTGGCGGCTGATTTATTCGGATTTGGGGCATTTTGATTATGATACGGTTTTTAATCAAATGACCCCGCAGCAAATTGAGGAAGCTAACATTGCTCTTGACATAGTGCAAGAGCAGTCGAAAAAGAAAAAATAACGGGCACTTCATTTTGAAGTGCCTTTTTCCTTTCATCTTTATAGAAAGGAGGTAAAAAATGGCTGATAACATAATAAGGCATGATGTAATCAAGCTTGACTTTGATGTTGGAGGCACATTAAAAGAAATAAAGAAACTGCAAGATGACTTAAATGAGCTAAAGAAAAAGTTATCAGGCGGTGTCGGTGATGACGCTTTTGACGACCTTAAAGATAGTGCGGAAAAATCCGTATCTCCCATGAAAAAAGTCAAGGAGCAAGCCGAGAAGATAAAAAAGTCGGTTACTGATATAGGCAAAAAAGCGGCAACCGTAGCTTTCAAAGGGCTAAAAAAATTAGCGAGCGTTTCTTTTAAGGCTTTAAGCGCAGGTATTGGTGCAGCGGCAACGGCGATAGGTGGACTTGTTGCTAAATCTGTATCGGCTTTTGCTGACTATGAACAGTTAGTAGGCGGCGTTGAAACATTGTTAGGCGCAAAGGGCGCAAAGAATGTTGAGGAATACGCGAAATATGTTGGAAAGTCTGTAAAAGATGTACAGAGCGAATTTAGCAAGTTAAAGAAGTCTGAAAGCATGGTGCTCAATTATGCTAATGACGCATATAAAACGGCAGGACTTTCCGCAAACGACTATATGGAAACCGTAACAGGCTTTTCCGCGAGCTTGTTACAAAGCGTTGGCGGCGATACGGTAAAAGCTGCTGAATTAGCGAATGTTGCCGTTAGTGATATGGCAGATAACGCGAATAAAATGGGTACTGAAATGGGAAGTATTCAGTGGGCGTATCAAGGTTTTGCAAAGCAAAACTACACGATAAACTATCTAATGTCTGCGGCGTAACAAGCACGCCGTAAGAGTGGGTGAACCTTTGACAAGGGTGTCATACGAAAGTATGGCTAACGGGGGAAACTACAAAGTATTAACCGACTTTGTAACAATCCCGTGCGAAGCCTTGCGAAAGCAAGGAACGTGTATCGACTAACGGGGTCGTGTCCGTGTAGGGTAACTATTGTCACGTTACTCGAAGCGCCCACACGTAAACTGCATAATATCTCTAATAAATCAAAATATTCTGAAAACTTATTGACAAATAATTACTATTGTGATATAATGTTAATATGGTAATAACGGTATTTAATTTATAAGAGGTAATTTTTTATGGCTTGGAAAAAAATCAAACAAAACGAAAACTATTCTATCAATGAGAATGGCGAAATTCGCAACGACAACACGAACAAAATCTTAACCGCTCACGTAAATAGCGGAAACGGATATGTGTGTATTGATTTGTATTGCAACAACAAAAGAACAAAGTATTGTGTTCATAGGTTGCTTGCAGAAGCGTTTTTGCCCAATCCCGAAAATAAACCTTGTATAGACCATATTGACGGAAACCGTCAAAATAACGCACTTGAAAATTTGCGGTGGGCTACTTATTCAGAAAATAATTCAAGGTTTGGAACTCTTGGCGTATTTAGTCACCCCGTTATAGTAAAACACTATGAAGAAGAACGAAGTAAACGGGGAGGCGGTCATATAAAATGGCTCGGAGTAATTGAGGAAAAGAAATACGATAGAATAAAAGACGTAGCCGCTGTGTTTGGCGTTTCCGTTGCAAATATCTCAATGATGTTAAAACACGGTGAAATTGGACGCAGAGGTAAAATGCGAGGTTTTCAGTTTGAATATGCAGAACGGTGATATAGTCAGTTTTGGGAAATGTGGGATAATATAAACCACGTAATACCGAAGGTTAGATAATCTCAAATTAGGTTACGGCGGCACTAAGTCCGAAATGCAACGCCTTGTAAAAGACGCGGCGAAACTTGACAAAAGCATTGACGCTAACAGCTTGTCTTATGGCAACATCGTAAAAGCGATTCACGCCGTACAAGTGCAAACAGGCATTTACGGAACAACGCAAAAAGAAGCGGAACACACTATAACGGGTTCGCTTAATGCTATGAAATCGGCGTGGGGCAACTTGCTAACGGCGATAGGAAGCGGTAAGAATCTCGACCAGTGCATGAACAACATGATTGATTCTGTTGAAATTTTCGGCGAAAATGTAATACCAGTAGCCGAAAAAGCGTTTGCAGGCATTGGAAAAGTAGTCGAAAAAATTGTTCCGATTATCGCGGAAAAATTACCGTCGTTAGCGCAAAAATTATTACCCCCGTTAATTAAATCGGCGGTAGAACTGACAAAAGGACTTATTAAGGCGTTACCCGCTATTATAAAAACAATAGCTGTAACCATTGTTGATATATTCGGAGAGCAATTCCCTATAATCGGGCGAATCGCTGAATTTTTCAAATCGAACGCGGGCACTATCGCAAAGGCTATCACGGGTATTATCCCCGCTGTAGTTGGACTTGCAGCAGCGTTTAAAATGTTTCAGGGAATTAAGGCTATTTCGTCAATTTTTGGCGGCAAAGCGGGCGGCGAACAAAAAGGCGGCGTTTTCAGTATTTTTGAAAGCCTTGCAAAAGCTAAACCCACAACGATATTAAAGGGAATGGCTAACCTCGCTATTATACTTGGTGGAATGACGGCGATTGCCGCCGCATTAATGGCTCTTTCGCCTTATATGGCACAATTAACCGATACACAGTCATTCCTTAAAGTCATTAGTGCTATTGCGATTTTGGGGCTTGTAGGAACTGGACTTGCGAAACTCGCTGATATAGTCGGCAAAATACCGATAATGACAGTGTTAAAGGGTTTGGCGAACATCGGGTTAGTTATTGCAGGAATGTCCGCACTGTACTTATTAATAGGTGCGGTGTCGCTTATAAAATTTGACATCGGCAGAATATTACAAATAACAAAGATAATCGGTGCTTTGGGTGGAATCGGCGCGGCTTTATCGCTATTCGCGGGCTTAGTCGGTTTAATACCTATTCCCGTCGTTCTTTTAGGATTAGCAAACATAGCTTTAGTTCTTGGTGGAATGACGGCTTTGATTATCGCTTTTGGCAAGCTGTCGGAGGTAAAGGGATTCAATGACTTTATCACAAAGGGCGGCGAGACATTAGCAAATCTGTTTAATACAATCGGCAAAATCGCGGGGTCGTTGGTCGGCGGTCTTGGTGAGGGAATAACAAGTTCCTTACCCAAAATCGGCGCAAATCTCTCATCGTTTGCCAAATCGTTACAACCGATGTTTGCGGTGTTCAAGGGCGCGGATATGTCAGGTATAGGAACTTTCTTTAAGTCTATGGGTAGCTTCATGCTGCAAATGGCAAAAAACGATGTTTTAAGTTTCTTTACTGGCGGTACAGACTTTGCAAAACTCGGAAACGAATTAAGCATTTTTGCGAACAATTCGCAAGAGTTTTTCACTAAAGTAGCGCAGTTCCCCGAAAACGGTTTCGCGAACGCCACAAAATTATTTGACTGTCTCGCAGGAATCAAGGGCTTGCCTAAAGAGGGCGGCGTTGTCGGGTGGTTTACTGGCAAAATTGATTATTCAAAAATTGCGTCGGGGTTAGGACAATTATCAAGCGATAATGTCAAAAACTTCTTTACAATGGTCGGCGGGTTAAACGCAAAGTCGTTTGACAATGTGAAGCTATTTTTCAAGAGCCTTGCAAGCATAAAGGATTTACCGAAAGAGGGCGGTTGGTGGGATAAGCTCACGGGCGCAGAAACAACCGCGCTTGGAAATCTTGCAAAAGAGTTAGGTTCGTTTGGCGAAAAGACAGAATCATTCTTTAAACAGGTGAACGGGTTAAATATTAGCAACCTGAACGGCTTGTGGGCTTCGCTGAACAATTCAAAGAATGTAACTGCCGAGGTTTCTAAAATCGTAAGCAAGGACATTGACGGCATTGTTAAAAAAGTAACCGATTTACCTAAAAGAATGGCTGACGGTATAAAGAGTTCGGGCAATGCGTTGAGCACTGCTTTTGTGTCCATTTGGGAAAGTGCTGTCAAAGCAACGGCAAAGCCCGTGAACAAACTCATTTCGGGTGCGAACTGGATTTTAAAACAGTTTGGTTCAAACAAGCAAGTTGTTTCTTGGACACCATACGCAAAGGGCACGGGCGGGCATAAGGGCGGCAATGCCCTTGTTAATGACGGCAACGGTGCTGAGTTGGTACAAATGCCGAACGGAAAAGCATTTATTCCGCAAGGCAGAAATGTATTTATTCCTAACGCGCCGAAAGGTATGAAAGTATTGCCTGCTGACCGCACGGCGCGGCTTATGGGTAAGAAATCGCCTGCTTTCAAATATGCAAAGGGAACGGGCGACATTGACATTTGGGACTATATGGATAATCCGAAAGGGTTGATAAGCAGAGTTTCGAGTAAGTTTGTAAATTACAAAGGAACGAGCGGATTATCAACACATATCGGTAAGGGCATGGTTCATACGATATCGGGCGAAATGTCGGCGTGGGCGAAAAAGCTTTACGACGAGTTCGGAGCGTTGAGCCTTGCGGCTTATAATCCGTCTAAAGGCGTAGAGCAATGGCGTTCAACTGTTATTCGCGCCTTGAAAATGGAAAATCAGTATAGTGACGCAAATGTTAAGAGAACACTGTACCAAATGCAAACCGAAAGCGGCGGCAATCCGAGAGCGATAAACTTATGGGACAGCAACGCAAAAAGGGGTATACCGTCAAAGGGCTTAATGCAAGTTATTGACCCGACTTTCCAATCATACGCAAGGAAAGGATTTAACAAGAATATCTATGACCCGTTAAGCAATATCTTAGCGTCGATTAGATATGCCGTCGCAAGATACGGCACACTTGCTAAAGCGTATAGAGGTGTCGGATATGCAAACGGCGGTTTAGTCACTAAAACAGGATTGATAGCCGAACGGAATAAACCCGAAATGGTTATACCGACTGACCCGAGCAAGAGAAAACGCAGTTTAGGACTTTGGGCTAAGACTGGCGAAATGTTGGGGCTTTCTTCACACGCTCCTGAACAAAGCGGTTATTATTCGTCTAACTCAGTTGAAAATAACACCTATTCGCCCGTTTTCAATCTGACTATCACAGGAACAAATGACGACAGAGCGACAGAGCGTAAGGTTAAGCGTTGGGTAAAAGAGGCTATGAATGAAACATTCGAGAGCCTTGAGCGCAAGAACACAAAATTGCGCGAAGCTTAATTGCTATCAATCATTAAAAGCATGGTGAAAAGCGGTTGTTTTATACCGCTTTTCATTATGCACATTTTTTGAATCGGAGGTGGCGCGGGTGGCGTTAATCAATAATCTCTATGTATTCGTTGAGGACGAAGATGTAAGCCGAGACATTAATTCAACAACACACCCCGTAGAAAAGGGCTTGCCGATTACCGACACGATACGAAGCGAGCCGCTTGTTATTTCCCTGAAAGGAAAGATTGTTCAAACGGGCAATGTCAAGGCAAGTGAAATATTATCAAAGATAATACAGTTACAAAAAAGTGGGTCACTCATCAAGTACAGCGGTAGGAATGTAGCAAGCAATATGCAAATTCAGTCTTTCAATTCTTCACACCCGTACACTAATGCGGGCGGGCTTGATTTTGATATGGAATTGAAAGAAGTGCGTATTGCTAAAAGTGCTTATGACGGCTCGAAAAACACGGGTAACAAAACAGCAAAAAACACGAACACAAAAATTGAGGTCGGTTCAATCGTAATTTTCAAGGGCGGCGCAGTTTATAAATCATCGGACGCAAAGACCGCAGCGGCGCGCAGAGGTCGGAGCACCTGTAAAGTAACGATTATAAGCACTAAGTCCTATTCGGTACATCAGTATCATTTGATATCAAATGACGGGGGCAAGGTTTATGGTTGGGTTGACAAATCTAATATAGAGACAATCGGCAGCGGTAAAACCGCGTCAACAACAAAGAGTGGAACACAGCAAGTGAGCAGTAGCGGCAACAAAAAAGCCGTTTATCACACCGTAAAAAAGGGTGACACGGTTTGGGGACTTGTGAACAACAATTACAAAGAACTCGGCACATCTGTACAGTGGGTAATTGATAAGAACCCGTCCGCGTTTAGCAGAAAGGGCGACGCTCGAACGCTGCAAGTCGGAAAAAAATTGTTAATGGGGTATAAGCAATGACAGATAGAATTGAAATCAACAAAGACTTAATCCCGTATTCTTTTGATATTCTTCTCGCGGGCGAAACTTTTAATATTCGTGTTGACTACAATCAAACGGCGGATATGTTCACGCTTGCATTGCGTAAAGATGACGAACTTGTTTGTGCGGGAGAGCCTATCGTTTACGGTAAGCCCTTGTGGGAAGATGTCTTTACAAACGGGAAATATCCCGCGTTAAACATTATTCCGATAGATGAAAGCGGAGAGATGAATAGCGTTACTTTTGACAATTTGAACAGAACTGTATTTTTACTTATTGATGACGGAGTTGATGAAATTGCCTAATGCGTCAAGGGTCGTTAAAGCGGCTGAACAATCAAAAAATGTTAGCCGTCTTGTGAAAGCAATGGAGGGGTGGACGAAACCGCTTGAAAGCTTTAGTGAAAAGCCTAACGGGGTTTGGGGTAGTGTCGCAGTCGTAAAAAGCGGCGGTGTAACATTAAATTCTAACGAATTGGATATTGAGTTTACAATACCATTCGACGATGACCTCGAGGCGAACGAAGCCGAAATAATTGTCTATAACCTCACTGCAAACACAATCAACAATCTAAAATATCGCGCCTCTATATCCGTCGAAGCAGGATATACGGGCGATACGGGCGTAATATTCAAGGGCTTTATTGACAGGGTTCAAACGAAGTACGAGAACGCGGATAAAATTACCACCATTAAATGCCTTGATGATGTTTCAAAAAAAAGCATTGAAAGCTTATCTTTTGCAGCAGGGACAAAAGCGAGCTACATTTTGAAAACGCTAATCAATAAAACGGGTATTCCGATAGCAGTCTTTAAAATGCGCCGAGATTGGACATATAAGGACGCTTCAACCGTTGACGGTGATTTAATGGAGAACATAAAGAAATATTCCGAAGTGTGCGGCGTTTCTACCTATGTTAATAAGGGAAAGATTTATTCGCGCTACATTAAAGAGGGCGACAATATAGAATTTACCTTGCAAGAAAGCACAGGACTATTAAATTCCCCCTCTTCTTACAGTGAAGAAATAACCGCCGAGGATTATAAAGAGACGGTAAACGGCTATGAATGTGAATGTCTATTGCAACACAGAATAACAGCGGGCGCAATTATCAATTTGAAAAGCATGGCGGCGAACGGCACATTCAGAGTGAGAAGCGGCGAGCATATTTTTAATCCTGATGAGGCGATAACAAAAATAAAAGTGTTTTAGTAGGTGGTTTTATGGGAAGCATGAAATATTTAGAAAATCTTGTAGACCAAAGATTACTTGATTTACATACAAGCTATATCGGAAAGGTTCTTTCAGTGAGCGGCAGCACGGCAAAAATACAGCCGCTTGGAATGGTGAAGCAATACGGAGAAAAAGCGAAAAGTCAAGCAGTCGTTTCAAATGTTCCTATTGCTCAATCGGCGCGATATAAAATTACACCTAAAAAAGTGACTATAGAGGACGGCGTTTATACCCTTGCAGAGTTCACGCCGATAGCGGCGGGCAATATTGTAATTTGTGTGTGTTGTGAAAGAGACATTACAGAAGCAAAGCGCGGTGTAAATAGTGTTCCACCAGTGGGACATCATTCTTTGTCGGATTCGGTAGTTGTTGGAATCCTTTAAGGGGGCGAAAATTTGAAAGGCTTTAAATTAAATGACAGCGGAGATGTTGAAATAAGCAACATTGACAAATTGGTTTCAGGCACAATCAAAGGCGAAACAACACAAGACGGTATTCCCTCTGTTAGCAATCCCGTTCCGCTTGTAGGAGTAACAAACACTTCATTTCAATCGGGCAAAGACACGATTTTATACAGTATCAAAAATGCGCGTGGAGTTATAGAGCGTCAAGATTCGCTCAAGGTCGATAAAAAAGCTCATTCGTGCGTGTTGACGCGCAACTGCGGTTATATAGAGCTTACGGGTAAAGAGTTTTGGCGATTTGGAAGTGTTGCGGGTAGCGAGTATTGTTATGCTAATGTGGCAATAGCCAAAAACGGAATAACAGATGTTAAGGCAAATTCGAGGTATGACACTTTTCTGTGCTCGCACTTGCCGTATAAATACCGCTATGAAATTTATAAAAAGTGGAACGAAGAGGGCATAACAGGAACAGAATCCACAAACGAAGCGTTCGGAATGGTGTTTAAGAAAACGAATGTAAACAACGCAAGTAATTTGAGCGAGTTTAGTGCGTGGGTAAAAACTCAATATGCTAACGGAACGCCTCTGACGGTGGTTTATCCGTTAAGCGAAACAGTAACAACCGACTTGCCATATAAGGACACAAAATATAATTGTGAAATTCAAATGATTAACGGAAATGAATTGCTACGGCAAAAAGTACAATGCGTTCTTGGAACGAATAAAGGCGAATGGTTTTTAAATACCGATGAGGGAATAAACTTTTCAAATATTCTCGGAAAAGGCAAAAGCGAAGATATTGTAAGAAGCGAAATAGAAGAGGGGTTATCGCAAGTTGATAGCTCTTTTTTTATTGAGGATTTTTCTTGCAATTTCAACACACAGGAAAGGAAGCTCAAAGTTTACTTTGTGGCAAAGAATGAAACAGGCGACACGGTAACGGGGGTGCAGACATGGGATTAACGGAATTAGGGTATACCCGAAAGACTTACGCGGAAATACTCGACGGCAAAATTCAAAAGGCTGAAGAGCTGTTCGGTGATGACATTGACACAAGCGAGCAAACGCCGCTCGGAAAATTTCTTAGAATTAACGCTTACGACCAGTCGGAATTAGAGGAAACCGCAGAACTTGTATATTATTCACGCTTTCCGAACACTGCGACAGGCACGAGCTTAGACCGCCTATGCGCCTTTGCGGGCATTTCCCGCAACCCCGCAACCGCAGCAACATTTAAAGTTACCGCAACGGGTACAGCCTCGGAAACTATCCCGATTGGCTTTCTTGTCGGAACGGAAAGCGAAGTGCAATTTTACAATGCCGTTGCAACAACATTTGATAGCAACGGAACGGCAGAAATAACAGTTGTATGCACGGAAGCGGGCGAAATTGGAAATGTTGCGCCCTCCGACATTAACAAAATAGTCAATCCTGACGCTAATATAACCGATGTTGTGGGAACTGAAATAATTACGCTCGGTGAAGATGTTGAGAGCGATTATTCATTAAGAAAACGCTTTGCAATGGCACAAGAGGGATTAGGGAGCTGCAATGAAAACGCGCTCAGAGCGTCATTATTAAAAGTTCCTACGGTGACGAGCGCGGGCGTTGTCGTGAATGATACAGATAGTACGGATTCCAAAAGCAGACCGCCGCATAGTTTTGAGTGCTATGTTTCAGGCGGCGAAAACTACCACAAAGAAATAGCCGATATTATCTTTGAAAAAAAGCCGATTGGAATTAAAACTTATGGTACATCTTCTTATGATGTGACCGACGACGGAGGACACACACATACAATTAAGTTTTCGCACACGGAATATATTGATGTTGTTGTTTATGTGAAGATAAAAAAGAACCTTGCTTTCGAGGGCGACGCGGGCAAGACAGAAATTGCCGAAAACCTCACGACATATATAAACAGTTTGGGCGTAGGAAACAAAGTTATTATTTCGGCTTTGTACGGTCAAATTCACGCCGTTACGGGCGTTGAAGAAGTTACAGAGCTTAAATTATCAACCGACAACGGAAAGAGTTATTCAACGGGCAATCTGTCTATTTCAGAATGGCAAATTGCGCGTTGTACAAAAGTTACGGTAGAGGTGGCATAATGTTTAATTCTGAAAATCACGCACGGAATTTGCCCGATGTTTATAAAAAGTCAACCGATAGTAACAACTATAAAATTCTTGAAATTGAGCGTCAAACTGGAATAGGCGCAAAGGAAACATTAGAGGAAATTCTAAACAGCCTTGATTTAGACAACGCAAAGGGAAAGACATTAGACCTATACGGCGAGATGTTAGGGCAGCAACGAGGCATTGCGACGGACGAACAATATTTACTGCTGATTAGAACAAAGATAATGCGTAATCTTTCAAACGGCAGCTATCCGAGCATATTACAAAGCTTGTGTGCAACATTCTCTTGTGACCCGTCACAAATCTACATAGAGGAATTAGAATCACCTTGCACTGTGAAGCTTAACAGCTTACCGCTTACAGTTATAAACAACGCGGGCATAACTTCGGCGCAAGCCTCCGCGATTGTAAAAAAGCTATTGCCCGTTGGAATAACGCTTGAGAGTTTCCTTTTCGAGGGAACATTTCAGTTTGCCGATACCGAAACCGAGCAAAGCACGGACGCGGGCTTTTGTGATGTCGAGGGCGGCACGACAGGCGGCTATCTTGGCGTTTCAGGTGGCGATGAAGTCGAACAACTTTTACCGATATAAGGAGGATTTTGTATTATGAATTTTAATGAACAACTGCCCGAATGGAACAACACGGGAACAGAACCGAGTTCATCTTTAAAATCGACAGGCTTTCAAGGCGGCTATAAACCCCCTGCGGGTGTGTTCAACTGGTTTTGGAGCAGAATGATAGCGATTGTTACGGAGATAAGAGGCAATTTATCCAATGTAGATAATACCTCGGACTTGAATAAACCTATTTCGACCGCGACACAAGCCGCGCTTGACGAGATAACAAGCAAGGTAGAAGATTCTACAAATCTATCGGCGCATACTGGAAACAAGAACAATCCGCACGAAGTCACAAAGGCACAAGTCGGACTTGGAAATGTTGACAACACTTCCGACTTGAACAAGCCTATTTCAACCGCCACACAGACAGCACTTGACAAAAAGGTTGATAAGGTCAGCGGAAAAGCATTGTCAACTAACGACTATACGACAGCAGAAAAGCAAAAGTTAGCGGGCATTGAAGCAGGGGCAACTAAATATTCTCACCCTACAGGCGACGGAAATTTGCACATTCCCGCAACAGGAACAACAAACAGCGGCAAGGTGCTCAAGGCAGGAGCAACGGCAGGAAGCGCGGCATGGGGTACGCTTAGTAAATCAGATGTAGGACTTGGAAATGTTGACAATACAGCAGACGCAGACAAGCCTATTTCGACCGCAACGCAAACCGCGCTCAACGCAAAGCAAAACACCATTACGGGCGCAGCGACAACGATAACAGGAAACAATTTAACGGCAAGCCGCGCACTTGTTTCCGATTCAAGCGGTAAAGTCGCAATCTCAGATATTACGGCAACCGAATTAGGCTATCTCGACGGCGTTACTTCAAATATTCAGCAACAGTTAAATGCTAACAGTTGTTTGTTCAGCAGGGGTTCAGGACGCAATGCGATTCAAGGGCTTAACGGTATGGCGCAAGGAAAAAATAGTTTTGCTATTGGTACGGGTTCAATGGCAACTGGCGAGCGCGGAATGGCAATCGGATACGGAGCGGTAGCAGAAAGAAATCAGTTTGCGACAGGAGTTTTCAACAAGCCTACGGACGGCACAGCGGTTATACTATCGACCACTGGCAGCGCGTTTGTGGTTGGCGTTGGAACATCAAGTACCAGTACTAAGAACGGCTTTAGGGTAGGTATGGATTCGAGTTGCTACGGCGCAGCGGCGTTCAAATCTTCGGGTGCTGACTATGCCGAGTATAACGAATGGTTAGACGGAAATCCCGACAATGAGGATAGACGCGGACGGTTTGTTACATACGAGGGCGAAAAAATAAGACTTGCGAACGCACAAGATGATTACATTTTGGGCGTTATTTCTGCTGCACCTACAGTAGTTGGCGACACGCAAAGCGAGGACTGGCAGGGGCGTTGGTTAAAAGATGTTTTCGGAGAACGAATTACTCAAGAGGTCGAAGTTCCTGAAACAGTGCTCGAAAACGGCGAAGTAATACCCGCGCATATAGGCACAGATTATGTTACCAATCCCGATTATGACCCGAACACAAAATATGTCAGCCGTGAATACCGCAAAGAGTGGGCGGCTGTTGGACTTGTCGGAAAGCTTGTTGTTGTTGATGACGGCACTTGTCAAGTCAACGGGTATTGCAAGCCTGCAAACGGAGGAATCGCAACGGCAGCAGAAAGCGGCTACCGTGTTTTATCTCGAATAGATGATACACACATTAAAGTGTTTATCAAATAAATTTAAAGGAGTGTTCAAGATGAACGCAAAAGTCAGACAGTCATTTTACGAACGACAAAACCCGCCGCCGACAGAAAGGGGGAATGAGTAATGTATTATTACGCTTATATAGACGAAAACAATGTTTGCACGGGCGTTTACTCTTTACCCGCAGCAATCACCGATGTGCATTACATCGCAATTACCGAGGAACAATATACAACTCAATCCGTTGTCGGTAAGGAATGGAACGCTGAAAGCCAAACTTGGGAAGAACCGTTTATTTACTCTTGCGCGACTGATGATGTTGATTACAAGGGAACAGGCACATCACTGACTGAAAAGCTTGACGCAATGGACACCGCCATTGCAGAAAAGGCAGACGCAGACCATACGCATACAGAGTACGCCGCAGTAGACCACGCGCATACGGAGTATGTCACCGCTGAAACATATACAGCGGGAATGAGCGGCAAGGCAAATACCGACCACACCCACGCGGAGTACGCCGAAAGTTCGCATACGCACTTGCAGGACGACATAACGGGACTTGCAAGCGCACTTTCGGGCAAAGCCGATACAAGTCATACCCATTCGCGGGACGATGTTACGGGGCTTTCTACGGCTCTTAGCGGCAAGGTTGACAAAGTGAGCGGAAAAGCACTTTCTACCAATGACTATACGACAGCAGAGAAAAATAAACTTGCAGGAATAGCGGCAGGCGCAAACGCTTATACGCACCCCGCAAGTCACCCCGCAACAATGATTACAGGGCTTGCAGATGTTGCTACAACGGGCAGTTATAACGACTTGTTAAATAAGCCCACGACTATGACACCGAAAGCACATACACACGCTCAAAGTGATGTGACAGGACTTGCAAGCGCGTTAAGTGGCAAAGCAAATACCAATCATGTCCACGCGCAAAGCGACATTACAGGGCTTTCCACGGCTCTCAATGGCAAAGCGGACGCAAATCACACTCATAGCTATTGTACTCTTAATCAAGTTTATCCCGTAGGCTCTATTTATTTGTCTGTGAATAGCGCGAATCCCTCTACTCTTTTCGGCGGCACTTGGGTAGCATTTGGAACGGGTAAGGTGCTTATGGGTGTTAAGTCAGGTGGAAGCGCAGAAGCAACGGGCGGTAGCGAAACCGCTACGATATCCGCCCACACTCATACAACGGCAAGTCATAAATTGACGATTGAAGAAATGCCGCCACATCATCACGAAATACTAAACTATAACGAGAACGGCGTTACCACTGATACTTTTACGAAAAATTCTGTTGAGGGATTAATTAAGAAAGGTTGGACGGGTAATGTTATGACTTCCTACACGGGTGGCAATCAGGCTCACTCGCACGGAAATACAGGCTCAGCGGGAGCGGCAACAATAAATGTTGTACAGCCTTACATAACTTGTTATATGTGGAAACGCACGGCATAAGGGGGCGACGATGTGACAAATGAAGAAATTGCGGTCAAATTGGAGCACCATGAGCAGGAAATAAAAAGCTTGAAGCACCGTATGGAAGCGCGAGAAGAAAAGGACAAAACATTATCAGACCTTGCTTCTTCCGTCAAGACACTTGCCGTGCATATGGAGTATATGGCGGCAGAGCAAAAGAAACAGGGTGAACACCTTGAAAAGTTGGAACACGCACCCGCAGACGATTTTAAATATTACAAGCGGTTAATCATCGGCTGCGTGATAACAACAATAGTCGGTGGAATAATCGGTGCTGTTCTCGCGGTAGTGTTGAGGTGATTTTATGAGTAACAAGAAAGTTACGACAAGCAAGAAAATCCTTTTAGCTTCATATTTCTGTTCTATCTGTCTGACGCTGTTGGTAGTCGCGGGAACATTTGCGGGTTATGAAATGACAAATCTGACGCAAATAGCCTCTTTAGCGTGGGGCGAAGTGGCAGTTAGCAACGCTTTTTATTACCGAAAAGCGCAAAAGGAAAACCAAATCAAAATTGCGATAGGACTTTCGCAAAAATTAAAGCAAGAGGTTGATATAAACAACCTTATAAACAATTAGGAGTGATATAAATGGAAACAATCGCAAGCTATGCACCCGCAATTATTACGGCGGTCGGTGTCATTGCCGCTATCGTGTCCGTCATTACTGAAATGACAAAAGATATAGGATTTCTTAAAAAAATTCCTACTATTTTGCAAGTGATAATTTTATCCGTCGTATTATGGATAATCGCTTATCTTGCAGCTTGCGGAGCGGGTTACGCTACCTTTACATGGTATTTCTTAGTGTCGGCTATAGTGGCGGGATTTATCACGGCTTATGTCAGCTCTTACGGTTGGGAAAAGCTCAACGATGTATTTCTCCGATATCAAAAGAAAAAGGAGGATAAAAAATAATGGCTATCAAAACTAACACAGAGCTTGTTCAAAAGGTAAAGGACATTGCTATAAACCGAAAAACCGTATATTTATATGGCACATTCGGCTCACCCGTCACGAATAGCGTTATTGAAAGCAAGGCAAAACAATATCCCGCGTTCTACACTGCTGCAAAGAAAGCCGAGCTAAGACGCTATGTCGGAAAGGGCTATTTTGGCTTTGATTGTGTCGGTCTGATTAAAGGCATTTTTTGGGGTTGGAGCGGAAGCAGTGCCGCGAATGGCGGCGCAAAGTATGCGACAAATGGCGTTCCTGATATAAGCGCGGACACCATGATAACAAAGTGTTCAGGCGTTTCGACCAATTTCAAGAATATTCAAGTCGGTGAGGCTGTTTGGTGTTCGGGTCACATCGGAATATATATCGGTGACGGTTTGGCTGTCGAGTGTACGCCGCGTTGGAATAACAAGGTGCAAATAACGGCTGTCGGCAATATAGGCAAAAAGGCAGGATATAACACCCGTCTTTGGACTAAGCACGGAAAATTGCCCTATATTACATACGGCACACAAGGCACAACGGCAAATGCACCGAAGCCACAGCCGAGCACGAGCGCAAGCGGAATAAAGGCGGGCAGCGTTGTGACGATTAAGAGCGGCGCAAAATACGGCGGTCTTTCGGGTACAAGAGGAAAGAGCGTTCCCGCTGAACAGCTCGCACCAAAGAAACACACCGTAAAGCGGATTCAAAAGAACAAAGGCGTTCAAGAGGCTTTATTATCTGAAATTCAATCTTGGATTGCTGTTTCGTCTTTGCAGCTTGTTTCAGGCGGCGCGGCAAAGCCGAAAATAATTGGGCTTGGCAGCAAGGTTAAAATTAGAGTTGGCGCAAAGGATTATAACGGAAAATCTGTTGCGGGTTTTGTTTATAACGGCGTTTATACGGTTGACGAACTGAACGGCAACCGCGCAGTCTTAGACAGAAAGGGAATATGCACGGCATTTAATGTCAAAGACTTAATAGCGCAGTAAAAAAACAAGGGGCTGACCTTAACGGTTAGCCCCTCTTTTTTTATGCCCTTATTCGTCTGATAGCTCCCATTTAAGGTCAAATCGTTCTTTGTCAAGCCGTTCAATCTCTGCTTTTTTCTCACGAATAATATCAAGAATTTCATGTTTTGTTTTTGGCGTTTTCACTGTTTCGCCGTTCTCAATTTTTTTAACTAAATCGTAGCCTTGACGGACTGTTTTCTCTAATTCGGTAATTTCTGCTGCAATGCCCTTAACAGCATATTCAAGAATTTGTTTTTGGTCTAACATTCTTATCACCCCTTTTTATTTTGCCACTGCTCAAACTCTTTGTAAATCTGTTCATTGTAATAGACATCTGATAGGAAGTATTCAGGGCGTGTCTCTAAAAACTTTTCAATTTCTGCGAATTTGGCTTCACCGATATTTTTGCGGATTTCTTCGTATTCTTGAAAGATACTCATTTTTGATACCCCCCTTATCTATTATCATTATAACACATTTGTGTTACTTTTCAACAAAAAAGCAGCATAAACTTTGTGCATTTTACCTACTTGACTTGTGACGCAAAAGTGATATAATAATAGTAGAAAATATGAAAGGGGTCACAACGATGACAACCACAATGACAACAGCGCAAACCATTTTAGAACAGCTCGGCGGCAATAAATTTATCGTTATGACAGGCGCAAAAGATTTTAAAGCACTGAACGAGTACGGCGGCGCACTGTATTTCACGATTGGCAAAAACGCAAGCAAAGCAAACCGCGTTAAAGTTACTTTAATGTACGATGATACCTATACCATTACATTTTATAAATACACGCCGTACAGCTTTAAAATCAAAAATGACGGCACATTTAAAGAAACCTTTGAAAGCAACAAGGTTATTGCAGAGCGTCAAGGCGTTTACTTTGATATGTTGCAAGATATATTTACAGAAGTTACAGGCTTGTATACACATTTATAATAAAGAAAGAGGTAATCAACATGACAGACAGAACACTTGATACGAGCAAATACCTTTATGAATTTGTAGGCGGCGAGCTTAACGGCAAAATGTGGCACTATGCAGCACTTGAAGTAAGAAACCTTATAAAAGGTTATAGCACCGACTTGAGCGAGCAGAGAGCAAAAGGCATTTTGTGCAAACGCGCCGAGCTTGACAATCAACCGTTGATTGACGGCTATATGCCGCCTATGTATGACGGCAAAAGATACCTTGTAAACGGCGAATTAAAAAGCGAATGGCAATGTACAGAAGCACAAAAGGCAAATAACGAGTTTGTGCATATTATCAGATACGAAACCGAAGAAGTTTACGACATGATGTCAAATTAAAAAGCGGGGGCTTTAAGCCCCTGCAATGCGTCAAAATGAAACATTTTAGAAAGGTATGATAAAATATGTTAGTACGAGATAAAGACAGCGCAGAGGGCTATATTCACATTTGCGACGATAGCTATAAATACACCAAACAAGCATTGAAAGAGCGTTTGCCGATTTATTTACACGACATGAAAGCCTACACGCTTATTGAAAGCAAAGACGGCTACGAGCTTATAGACATTAAATATTGCCCTTATTGCGGGGCTGAAATTGAAACCGACGAATACGAAAAGTAAAGGGGTATATAAAATGAAATACTATGAAATCAACGAAGCAGCAGCAAGACAGGCGCGTGAAATGTGGTCTTTTAGCGTCTACGAGCACGGCAGCAAAACGGCAGAATACAGGGCACAGGTTGACCGCTGTTATGCAGCGGTTGACAAGTTGCCCGATGACCTTAAAGAAAAAGGCGAAACAATAGCCGACAGATACGCCCGCCGCCTTGCAGAATGGTATAACAAGCAGTTCCGCATTGAAATGATGTGCCCGTCCGTGATGATTAGCGGCGGCAGCAATTTCCCCGTGAGAAAGAAAGAAAAGCAGAACGCAGCGCAAGACAAACACTATCAGTTATACAACGAAATACAGCAGATACCGCAGCAGATTGATAGACTTTTAAGAGGCGCGAATATCATTAAATCAGGCGACGCAGACGCGCTTGAACAGCTACAGAAGAAAGTCGAAAAGTTGGAAGCACTGCAAGCAGAAATGAAAGCGGTAAACGCCTATTACAGAAAGCACAAAACGCTGAAAGGCTATAAAGACTATACCGACGAAAAAGCGGCAGAACTTGACGAAGCTATCAAAGAAAGTTGGTGCGGTGTGCCGTTTGCGCCGTACAGTCTGACAAACAACAACGCGAAAATCAGAAATACAAAAGCAAGAATAGCACAGCTTGAACGGCTTAAAAAAGCGGCAGAAACAGCCGCAGAGCAGCCGAAAGACGAATACAAGACCGATTTGTTTAAGGTGGTCGAAAACGCCGAAATAATGCGCCTACAGCTTATTTTTGATGACAAGCCCGACGCAGAGACAAGAGCGGTTTTAAAGAAAAACGGCTTTAAATGGTCGCCGTCTAATACAGCATGGCAGCGGCAGTTGACGCAAAATGCAAAATACGCATTAAAGCGTGTAATCGAAGAGCTGTCATAATGCACAAAATTTTTAAGCGAAGTTTGGTAACTTTACCGATTGAAAAGAGTCTCGCAAAAGCGGTATAATATAGACACAGTAAAGAGAGCGGCAAGCTCAAAGAAAGAGGTTACAACAATGAAAAACGGTGAAAGTCGCCCTCCCCACGGAGGGCGTGGATTGAAATGGTGAACAAGTCACGCAGAGTGGGGCGGCATAGCCGCCTTAATGCGGGCAAGGGCAAAAGCCTTTGGCGGTCACAACCCCGCAAAAAACAGAATAGAAAGAGGTTTTAACGGTGAAAGTCGTTTACAAAGAAGTTGGCAAAGCTCCACAGGTCAAAGAGATTGAAAACACCCTCGAAGCGTTACAAAAAGCGGTAGGCGGCTACATTGAAGTAATCGGCATGGGCGGCGATATACTTATGGTATGCGACGAAGAAGGCAAGTTGAAAAACAGCCCGTACAATTTCAAATTAGGCAATGATTTTATTGTCGGCAATGTTTTGTTCGTGCAGAGCTACGGCGAAGATTTTACAGATATCAGCGACGCAAACGCTGAATTGGTGCTTAAATTCTTTGACAAAAACCCTTATCAGGCATAAAGCAGAGTGACTACCCGTCAATAGGCGGGTAGGTAATGCGGTCAGGCAGACGGTCACAAACCCCGAGAGCCGACGCAGAGATTCAATATTGAAAGGTTGATGTTATGAAAGCAATATCAATTAGAAACCCCTATGCACATTTCATTTTGTGCGGTGAGAAAGACATTGAGTGCAGAACATGGCAAACTGATTTTCGCGGCGATATTCTCATTTGCAGCAGCGCAAACCCGAAAGTTAAAAACACAATTTGCGGTCATGCGCTCTGTATCGCAAGACTTGACAGCATAGAGCCGTTCAAAAAAGAGCATTTAGACGGGGCTTGTATAGGCGAAATGCCTGACGGCAAGTGTTACGCTTGGCACTTGACCGATGTAAGAGTTATTAAGCCGTTTCCCGTCAAGGGCAAGCTGAATTTCTTTAATGTCGATGACAGCTTGATAGAGGTTATTGACGACGGCAACGACGGCTTGACAGAAGAAGAAGCCGCCGCGCTTTACGAAACCTATATTGAACCATTGCTTTACAAAGGCAGATAAAAGGCGGGCGCAAAGCCCGCCCGAAAGGGTGTAAAACATGAGCAAATTTGTAGACGGTAAAAACTATTTCAATGAAAAGTCATTCGATGAGATTTGTGAAGCGTTGGAACATGGCGCAACAGTACAAGTCGGTATTGATTGTATCGGTCACACCCGAAACAATAACGAGCAAGAGGCATACAAAGAAGCATTGACCGAAAAATACGGTAACGGTTTATTGGTCGAATATTCCAAAGGGGCGGTAAGTTACAGCTATTCATACAAATTAAAATACTTTGCGGGGGGCGGTACAAAATGACAAAAAACGACTATTTACTAATTGCCGAAATAGCAAAACGAGCAGAAGCACACGGAGCAATGCTGCTTGATAGAATGTCTTTGATTATGGATATCGAAGTCGCACACGAACAATTCAATTTGCGGCTTGATGATTTACTTGCCGCAGACGATAATAATTTTTTGCATGATGTTATCGGCATACAAAACAATATAGACCGCAGCAAAAAAGAAGTCATTAACGATTTTGTTCCGAGGTATGCGAGGGGATAAAATATCCCCTTTTGTTTGAATGAAAGTAGGTGAAAGCATGAAAAAAAGGGGAATATCACCCGAACAGGCAAAAAAAATAAGAGAAGAAAAAGGCATTGAGGACACAAAGTTGCAGAAGATGAGAGTTGCAAAGGGATTTTCGCAAAAAGATTTATCTGTTGTGACGGGCGTAACGGTGCGGACTATACAATGTTATGAGCAACGCACAAGAAGTATAGACAGCGCACGACTTAAAACTCTCTGCGCCCTTGCGCTCGGTCTTAATTGCCGAATAGCGGACATTTTGGAAGATGAAAAGTTGATTGACCGTTACAAAATGGTTAGATAAAGCCCGTGAAAGCGGGCGTTTTTACGGTGAAAAAAGTCGGAAAATTCAGACGAATAAGAAAGGAGAAAAGATGTGAGCGCAAAAAACAACAAAGTCTGTTGCAATTGCCGACACAATATCAGAACGAGTGACGGAGAGTGCCATTGCGATATAGACGGTCATTATATCGGATATATTGACTGTTTTGAGCATTGGTGTAGGCGTTGGGCAAGAGATAAAAAATTTGACAATGCACACATCGAGGAGGGCGACGAACGATGAACAGAGAGGAACGCCGCAAAAGAGAACGACAAATAGCAAAAGACCCTATGGCAAAAAAATGCCCCATTTGCGGCAAAAAATCATTGTTTGTTGCCGTCCCGACAAAAAACCATTTGTGCGATATTAAATGCGAACTATGTAACGGAACGATAGCAAAAGACAGTAACACGGCAATCCCTTTTACATATTGTTAAAACAAAAAGGCAGGGGCTTTCGCCCCCGCCTTTACTTTTCCCCTTTACAGCGACGCTATTTTTTCATAAACTTATTAGATACAATTCAACTGTTTTTGTTGCGGATATTACGCTTTCTGCTAAAACGGCGTTTCATTTTGGCGGGTGGTAAGTGGTGGCTTGCCCCACTAAACCACTCGTTATCACCGCCGTCCATGTGCGAAAACTCGCACAAAATATAGACGGTGATGTTTTCTTTATCCACTTCAACCTTTTCGACAAACTCATTCAATACAGCCCGCATAAATTCCTCTTCGGCAGTATATGTTGTTTTCAGATATTCAACATACTCTTGGATATATTGAACAATCATTTCTTCGGTTACATTGTCAGAATCGACAATCATTTTTCTTTTTTCCAACTCTTCCTGAATTTCAAATTTTCTTTGATTTAAGGACGCATTTTTTGTATTTAACATATCCTTATCAATTTGCCCCTCTAAAAGTAAATCGGTAAGCATTTCTTGTTTTTTGGCGATACTGTCTAATTCCTTGTTTAAGGTATTGACATCAACAAGCGGCTTTTCTCTCATTTCTTCTAATTCCTGATAGGTCAATTTTGCAATATGCTTGATTTGTTCACCTGTCATAACGGCGTTCACAACAGATTTTAAAACTCTCGGTTCAAACCAGTCTTTGTTAAGGCTCGGATTGTCGCACCCGTTTTTGTGTTTTACCTTTCCAACGCATTTATAGTAGTAATTCAATGTGCCGTTTCGGGAACGCTTTGAGCCTGCTCCTGAAATTGGGCTACCGCAGCAAGAGCAGAACGCTTTACCCGTTAAATGGTAGTATCGTTTTTGCTTTCGGTATCTTCCCTTTGTGCTGCCCTCGTGATTGAGTTGTTGAACGGTATTCCAAAGGCGTTTATCAATAATCGGGTCTTTGATAACATTTTCTAATCGAATTGTCTCAGTTCGGTCAATGGTATATTCATATACACCGATATATTTCTCATTTCTTAACAAGTCGTATAGTGTGCGTGTGTTAAAGGGCTTGTTGCGTTGATTGCGGCAACCCTCTTTGTTTAGTCTTTCGCAAATTTCTGATTTAGGAACGCCCGCTGCAAATTCCTCAAAAATGCGTTTCACAATAGGGGCGTTTTCATTTGGGATATAATAGCCCTCACTATCAAGAGAAAAACCGAAAAGAACTTGACCGCCTGCGTGTTTCCCTTTCAATGCGTTTTCTTTCAGCCCTTTTCTTACTTCAACGGATAGGTTACTGCTGTAATATTGGTCGATTACTTCTAAAAAGCCCTCTAATAATTCGCCCTCGGGTGTATCATCAATTTTTTGTGTTACGGAAACAACACGCACACCGATTTCACGCAAACGCTTTTTATATAAAGCACTGTCGTATTTATTACGGGCAAAACGGTTAAACTTGTGAACGAGGATTGCGTCAACATCATAACGCCCTTTTAATACGCCCTTAACCATTTTTTGAAAGTCGTCACGGTTGTCGGTTTTACCGCTGATTGCTTCATCTGTAAACACATCAACAAGGACGATACCATTCTTTTCGCAGTATTCACGAATAGCCCTTAATTGTGCGTCAATGCTTTCCTCTCTCTGATTGTTGGAACTGAAACGCGCATAGGCGATAGCTCGCTTTATTTGCGCTCCGTTCCTTTTTACTTTTCTTGTCTGACTTGCCATGTTGTTTCCCCCTGTTATTCTGCGTCGAGATACATACGCATTATTTCCTTATACAACCGTTCTCGTTCCTCTTTTGGGATATCTTTGTTAAGAAAAACATTTTTAGCACGGCTCAACAATTCAAAAGTTTCATCTTCCGTTGATACGCCGAAGTAGTCAAGTGAACAACCAAAGAAATCACACAATAACCGTAATTCGTTAAGGTGTGGAAGTCGCCGTTGGCACTCATAATTGCTGATAGTGCAACGAGATAACCCTATTTGTTCACTTAATTGTTGTTGCGTTAAACCACGCCCCTTTCTTAAATTTTTCAATTTTACCCCTATATCATTTTTCATTTTACAGAAATCACCTCCAATACGAATAATACCACAAAATTAGCGATTTGTGAAACAGAATGAAACAACACACAAAAAAAATCTATAAAGCGTATGAAAAAAGGCATTGACAAAATCAAGAAATTATTGTAAAATAATTTCGATGAGGCGGAATGTTATCAAAATTAAAAATATTTATAAAGGAGCGAAGCAATGGGGAAACTTGTGAATTTATCAGGGCAAAAATTCGGTCGTTGGTATGTTTTGGGAAGAGCACCAAACAAGGGAAATTGCACTATGTGGAGGTGTAGGTGTGAATGTGGAAATATAAGAGTTGTTGAGGGGTATAGTTTAAAAAGTGGATTGTCAAAGAGTTGCGGTTGCTTGCATAATGAGCTTTTAATAGAAAGGTGTACAAAACACGGTTGTGCCAAGCAAAACGCAAAGGAACGAATTTATCAAATATGGGCAAGTATGAAAAAACGATGTTACAACCCTAAATCACAATATTACTATCTATACGGCGGTAGAGGAATAACCGTTTGTGATGAATGGTTAGGAGAACACGGTGCAGAAAACTTTGTTGAGTGGGCTTTATCAAGTGGGTATAGAGAAGATTTAACACTTGACCGCAAAGACAATAACGGAAATTATGAGCCGTCAAATTGTCGGTGGGCGACACAAAAAGAACAAGCAAATAATAAGAGAAACAATCACTACATAATTCACAACGGCGAAAAACACACAATTAAAGAATGGTCGGAAATAAAGGGGCTTACATATAGTGCATTGTTCCACAGAATTAGCAGAGGGTGGAACATTGAAGAAGCATTAAACGCCCCGATAAAAATAACACGAAAGGAAATAAGTTGAGTGAAAAGGAAAAACCTTAAATTGTTAAGAGTAAAAAACGACTTGACGCAAGAACAAATAGCTAAAAAAGTAGGAGTATGCAAGGCAACCTATAATTTTATTGAGATAGGCAAGCGACAGGGAAACACGGAATTTTGGAACAACTTGCAAAAAACATTCAATATCCCCGATGAAGAAATGTTTAAGTTGATGAAAACAGAATAAAGAACAAGGTTATGCAACAAAATTTTATTATTTGTTGCATAATTTTTGTTTTCCTGTTGATTATGAATTGATATATTTGTATAATGATAATCAAAGTTAGCAATTTACTGAATAATGTAACGAGGTGTAGCATTTTGAAAAACAGCAGAGGAAACACCATACAAGATAGATTGTCGTTTGATATTGAGTTAGCAAAAAACGCAAATGATAGAGAGAATAAAAAAGCGTTAGCATTTCAAGCACTCGGAGCAGTAGAATTAGCCGTTGATTTCGGATTGATTACATATATAGAGTTTGAAAAATACATACATAAAATTTGTGAAATGTTATAGGGCTGTCGCCCTTATTTCTTTACCGTTTTTGTGTCATTTTGTTATCATTCGTTTACTTTGTGAAACATACACAAAACATTATTCTAAAGTTTGTGCATTTTGCGAATTGTAAAAAGTTGTAAAATTACTATAATAGATAGTGTCAGATGAACAAAGACACAACGAAAGAAAGAGGTAACAACAATGAAAGTAGCAATGACAGCAGAAGCGAAAAGATTTATCACGCTTGAAGAAGCACCGATAGCAAGACAGATGATTAAAGATATGAAAGAAGATGACGGCTTAAAAGAGTATGCAGAAATGGCGGCAAGAGTAGCAGGCGGCAATGATAGTTACGAAATTCTCAAAGTGTCTGCCGAAATTGCCAAAAACAATAGAGTGTATAACTCTTACAGCGAAGATAGCAAAAATCTTGATATATGGCTTAAAGCTTATGCTTTTAACGCCTACAAAGGTTTTTACGAAATCGGTATTTATTTAAGTGATGTGTGGTCTATAACAGGCGACAACAGCGAAGAAATCAGAAGCAGAATGTATATCGAACATTACAGCAGAGACAAAGCATAAGAAAGGGGCTTTACAGCCCCTACAATGCGCCGAAACGAAACATTGTAAGAAAGGTTGAAAACAATGCAGATACCTAAATATGTAATAGAACTGATGAGCAGAGCAAAATACAATTTCACTTTAAGCGGCAAAAATGAAAACTGTTCTACTGGTTACACAATAGAAATAAGTAAATATTCACACTACGAAACAGCCGAAACATTCAGAAAAGAAATTGACCGCTTGAAAAAATGGGTAGAACGGCAGAACGGCGGCGAAATGATAATAATAAGCGTTCCCACCCACACGGTACACAAAACAATGCAGTATGCAACGGTGACGATATTTGACCCCGTTATGCAGCACATTGAGCAGTATATAAGGGGCGATAACAAATGAACAAAAATCAAGCACTATACACGAAAGAAAACGACGGCACTATACAAAAATGGTATCTGTGGGGTTGGGTCGGCAATCATATTTGTGTATCTACCGTTAAAAATGCAAAACTGAAAGACTATAAACGATATTACGATATGAACGAAATCGGCAAAAAGATATTTTTGTCGAGAAAAGAAGCGAAAGACAGTGAAATATAGTCGAAACGGCGTAAAGCCGTCTGTAAGGGTTTGCCGCCTTGCACTGATGAGACAGGCAAAAGAAAGAGGGTGAGCAAATGAGAACAAACCTAAAAGTTTTCCGAACGGCGCACAAATTACGGCAGACAGATATTGCCTATGAGTTGGGCGTGAGCCGTGCTACTTATAGTTTCATAGAGAGGGGAATTAGAAGCGGCTCAGGCGAATTTTGGCAGACGCTACAGCGCGTTTACAATGTGCCCGATGAACAGATGTACACCCTGATGAAACTTGACGAAGAAAGGACAGAACAATGCGAAACGAACGAAAAATAATAGTTCGCTTGATTGAGAGCGACAAAGTACACAATCACAGACTGTTAGCGGAGTTTTTTGCAAATAAGATTAAAGAAAGGGGCGTTGAAAATGAAAAAATATAGCAATGTTTATGCTTGGGAAGTGCTTGACAAAATCAAGAACGGCAAAATTGTTTATCTAATTAATAAGGATTGCAGAAACAGCACACTTGCTATACGAAGTGTAAATCATAATATGTCCGCTCAAGAGCTTGTGAACATCGTCAACAGCGACAACAAGAATAATCAGTATGAATTTTTCGAGGAGATAAGAATAGATGAACAGTGAAATTATCGTAGTTAAACAGCTTCCCGAAATCGAGGAACATCTACAGGCGATTAAAGCCGAAGTGACCGCAAAAGTGAACGACGCTTTAAGCCTTGTATGCACTGAGGAAACGGTAAAGAGCGTAAAGACGGTTAGGGCAGACCTGAACAAAGACCTGAAAGAGTTTGAGGAACGCCGCAAGGCAGTTAAAAAGGCAATTATGACACCTTACGAAGCGTTTGAAGCCGTCTATAAGGACTGTATATCCGACACATACAAGAAAGCCGACATCGAACTGAAAGCGAAGATTGATAGCGTTGAAAACGAGCTGAAAGAGCAGAAAACGGCAGAAGTCAAAGGATATTTTGATGAATACTTGCAGAGCAAGGCGATAGACTTTATCACATTTGAAAGCGCAAATATCAATGTAACGCTTTCGGCAAGTATGAAAAGCCTTAAAGAACAAGCAAAAACCTTTATTGACCGTATTTGTGATGATTTGAGCTTGATAGATACGCAGGAACACAAAGACGAGATTTTGTACGAGTACAAGCAGTCTTTAAATGTTTCCGCAGCAATTACAACGGTTGTGAATCGTCATAAGCAGCTCGAAGCAATGAAAGCGATTGAGGAAGAACAAAAGGCAAAGAAACAAGCAGCAGAAGCAGCCGCAAAGGTTGAAGCAGTCGCGCCGCCGACCGTTGAACCTATCGCACCGCCAGTTGAAGAAGAACCCGTTTTGACCCTGAGATTTACGGTAAGGGCGAAACGCTCAAAATTGAGAGAGTTAAAGGAATATCTTGAAAGGAATGGATTTGATTATGAGTGAAATTTTTAGTATCGAGCTTTTCGACGAACTCGCAAATATCGCGACAGAAGCACTCGAAAAGGTGCTGAGAGCCGCAGATAAACACGGTTTAGACAGGGACGAAGTGTATGGAAGATATATATACGCAGAAACGGAAACTGCAATGCAGGCAACATTTAAAGACTACGATTTAGAGGGTGAAGAAAATGAGTAACGAAACAAAAAATGAAATTATGGTGCAGTACGAAGTTGACGGCGAACAGATTAAATTGACCCCGAAAATCGTACAGGAGTACATAGTAGGAACTGACGCGCAAATTACAATGCCTGAATTTAAGATGTTCACAAGCCTTTGCAAAGCCCGCAAGCTTAACCCGTTTTTGAAAGAGGTTTACTGTGTTAAATACGGAAGTCAACCCGCACAACTTGTTGTTTCTAAAGATGTAATTTTGCGTCGTGCAGTTTTGCACCCTGATTACAACGGCATGGAGGACGGTATTATCGTATTAAATGCTGACGGTGAAATTATAGAGCGTAAAGGTTGCTTTAAACTTCCGACTGAAACGCTTGTCGGCGGTTGGGCGAAAGTTTACCGCAAGAGTTGGAAACACCCGACATATTGTAGTGTTTCATTTGATGAAGTCGCACAGAAAAAGAAAGACGGTTCTTTAAACTCAAATTGGAGTGGCAAAGCCGCGACAATGGTAAACAAAGTTGCAAAGTGTAGAGCTTTAAGGGAAAGTTTTGTTGAAGAATTTTCGGGAATGTATGATGAAGCTGAAATGCCACAACCGACAAATACGATTAACGACAATAGCGTTGAAGCGAGGATTGTTGAACAAAACGAACCTATTGAAGTTGAAGCTGTTACGGATAACACCGTTTCAATGGAGGACTTATAATGTACGAACGCCACGGCAAACGAAACACCAAATTATATAATACTTGGTGCAATATGCGTCGTAGATGTTATGAGCCTACAAATAAATGTTACTCAGATTACGGTGGACGAGGAATAACCGTATGTGATGAATGGCAAGAATTTATTCCATTTTATGATTGGGCAATGGCTAACGGTTATAAAGAAGAATTAACACTTGACCGTATTGACAATGAAAAGGGATATAGTCCTGATAATTGTAGGTGGGCTGACATAATAACACAGGCGAATAATAGGCGTAATGTTCATTTAGTTACATATAGAGGTGAAACTCGCTCATTAAAGCAGTGGTGCATAATATTAGGACTTAATTATAGTTCTATAAAAAGACGCTATTACAATGGTTGGAATGTTACAGAAATGTTTGAAACGCCGTTTTCTTCACATTCGCCTAAACATAAAAAGGGGGTGATTTAACAATGGAATATGAGGTTATCGCAACAGGAAGTACGGGTAATGCTTGTGTCATAGGAAAAAGTATTTTAATAGATTGCGGCGTTTCATTCAAAGCCCTAAAAGAAGTTTACAAGAATTTAAAACTTGTACTGCTGACCCACGAGCACGGCGACCACTTCAAGCCACAAACGATAAAGCGGCTTTCGCAGGAAAGACCTACATTGCGTTTTGGCTGTTGCGAATGGTTGGTGGGCGACCTCTTAACCGCAGGCGTTGATAAATTAAACATAGATGTTTATAAAATCGGTGCAATTTACGATTACAAGGCTTTTAAAGTATCACCTATCAAGTTATATCATAATGTACCAAATTGCGGTTACAGAATATTTGCAAACGGCGAAAAGGCGATATACGCAACAGATACGGGGCATTTGCAAGGAATAACGGCAAAAGATTATTCGCTCTATCTTATCGAGGCAAACTATGAAGAGGAAGATTTAGAGCAAAGAATAATCGAAAAGACCGCCGCAGGGCAATATTGCTATGAGTTGAATGTTGCTGAACGGCATTTGTCACATGAACAAGCGTCGGAATGGCTCATGCAAAACATGGGGCAAAAAAGTGAATATTGCTTTTTACATCAGCACCAAAGCAAACAAAAATTAAATGATTGGAGCTATAAAGATGATTAAGCTTAACAGAAATATGACAACAGACAAGGTTACTGCTACAAGCAACTATTTTGATTCTTGTCAAGCGTCGTTTAATAGCGACGGTAATATTGTTTTGAGAAATTACAATCAAAGCGATAAAAGAAGCGACGAAATTTTAATATTGTCGCGCCACGAAACCGAAGCCATTTTTACTCTTTTTAGCAGAATAGGGCAGAAATGCAAAAGCTATGATTTGCCGTTTTGATGTGTCATTTCGGCAAAACAAACAATCAGTTATGCAGATTAATAAAACTATACTTTGCATTTTTGACGGCAAAAATTGTAACTATGCTTATAATCTTTGCGCCACTTTGTTAGCGAAAGGAGTTAATTGTATGACAGATGAAGAAATCGAAAATCTGTATCATATCAAACTATCAAAGTACATCAAAAAAGGCGTTGAGGTATCGGACGAACTGGACACTGTTTTATACGAGGAAGCAATAAAAGAGATAGCAACAGCAAATTACATAAACGAAAGGGGGCGAATAAATGGACTACGCAGGAAAGCTATTAAAGGGCTTGTATGAAGCTATTGAACTGCTGAAAGATATTAAGAGGCAGAACAGCACGATTATTAAGCGTTTGGCAAGCATTGACGAAATCAACGCGGAAGCACACGGATATGTATTAAGAGAGGGTGACGAAGAATGAAAGCAATAATAGTATCTACCGTTTGTAGGTTATTGGCGTATATCTCTGTTTTAGCTTTTGTCTTTGGGCTTGTCGTTTGGAGCGGAAGCTATAAATTCCTTTGGTTTTTGCTTTTGCTGCTGACTTGCGGGCTTGTTCCAACATATGAAAGCGGGATTAACAATGATAACAACAGCTAAAATAGTCGGCTACGACGGCGAAATATTGCAGTTGAAACCGCTCGGATATATTGACCGTGAATTGATTAAAAAGCAAGTCGATATAATTGAAATTCGGCTAACGGACGGTAGGGAAATATCAGCAGAGCAGCGGCGAAAAATCTTTGCTTTAGTAAGGGATATTGCGAGTTGGTGCGGACACGAGCCTGAATACATACGGCAATATACCGAATTTGATTTTAGGTTGGAACACTCTTTAGAGCCGTTCAGTTTGTCAGATTGCGATATGTCAACAGCAAGGGATTTTATCAGCTACTTAATAGACTTTTGTTTTCAGCACAATGTACCGACAAGAGACACTTTACTCAACCGAACGGACGATATAGGAAAGTATCTGTATTCCTGCCTTGAGCATAGGCGTTGTGCCGTCTGCAATGAAAAAGCAGATATACACCATGTTACCGCCGTAGGAATGGGGCGAAATCGTGATGAAATTATACACGAGGGAATGGAGGCAATAGCCCTTTGCCGTAAACATCATCAAGAAGCCCACACAAAAGGAAAATCATTCTTTGATGATTACCATGTGTACGGTATCAAACTCGATAAGTACCTTTGTGATGTACTCAATTTAAACTATGAAAGGAAAACCGAAAAATGATTAAAAATGATTGCTTTGCCTACGACGCAAGCGAATGTAGAGTGCTATGTGAAATGCTGTGCTCATATCGTAATTGTCCGTTTTATAAGACAGATGAACAACTGAAAGAGGAAAGGCGAAAGGCAAAAACAGAATAAAGGAACAATCAGGTATCAAAGATGAGGTGAATAAATAATGTTAAATAATGTTAGTTTGCAGGGAAGAATTTCAAGCGACTTAGAGCTTAAAGAGACAAGCAGCGGAACACCCGTTATTCGCTTTTCAGTGGCAACGCAGCGAAATTATAAAGCGGGCAACGACTACCCGACAGATTTTATAAAGTGCATGGCGTGGAGAACCACCGCTGAATTTATCGAAAGATATTTTTCAAAGGGACAGCAGATAATCGTTAAGGGCAGCATAGAAACGCGAAGTTGGATAGGAACAGGCGGGAACAAGCATTACGAAACTTATATTTTGGTAGATAGCGCGTATTTCTGCGAGAAAAAAGAGAGTGCAGCACAGAAGCCGAACATTAATGTTTCGGACGACTACGAGGAAATAAACACGACGGACGACTTACCATTTTAAGCGAAAGGAGCGGTACAAATGACACTTGAAAAATACTGGAACGACATTCCAATAGGTAAAGATAAGGCTGTTTCATACGATGTTCTTTGTGCTTTATGGAACACCAATAGCAGAACGGTTAGAAGAATATTAAACAAACTCAGCAGCTACGACAACGGCGACAAATACATACTGATTCGCAGCAGTCACGGCAAAGGATTTTATAAGACAGACGATATTTCAGAGATTATGAGATTTAAAAAAGAGTGTACGAACAGAGCCGTCAATACATTTGCACCGCTCAAAAAGATTAACAGAGTTTTGGACAATGTATATATTCGCAACAGTTTGAAGCCTGTTAGGGTTGCGAGTGGGTTAAGTCAAGATGATGTATGCAAGAAAATAGGCAACAAGTCTTTTGATGTGCCGTTGCTTTCAAGGATGGAAAACGGAATATGCTTACCGACACCCGAACAAATACGCCTATTGTCCGAAATTTACGGCGTAGAGACTTCCGAACTGTTTGACTATGAAAATGTATTGTCTTTATTGTAAAACCGCTGTAAGGCGGCTTGCAAGTCAAAATTAGGAGCATTAAACATGAAAAATAAAACGAAATGTGCTGAAAACCTTGTTTGCGGGCTTATTCTTGTATTGATTTGCTTTTTCTCAGGCTTTATATGCGGATATATGTTGCCGAAAGTAGAGCCAGTGAAAAACGAAGTCTGCGAAACAACGCGTCCCGAAGCAGATGTTATTATGACGGAATCGCCCGAAGCAAACACGGAAGAAAGCACAACGGCAGAGACGACGACAGAAAGCAGCCTTTTTTGTTTGGGTGAGTTTGTCATAACCGCCTATTGTTCGTGCGAGGAATGTTGCGACGGGTGGGCTACTAACAGACCGAAAGACGCAAACGGCAACGACATAGTTTATACAGCGTCGGGAGCAATAGCACAAGCAGGGCGCACCGTCGCGGTTGACCCCGATGTGATACCATACGGAACGCATATCATAATTGACGGTCACGAATACATAGCCGAGGATTGCGGCGGGGCTATTAAGGGCAATAAGATTGATATTTATTGCGGTAGTCACGAAAAAACCGCTGAAATCGGCAGACAAGTAAAAGAAGTGTATGCTGCGGAATGGTTTGCGCCGTAACGAAACATTACGGTAAAAATGCACAAATATTTAATATCAATTTTGTTGAATTTGCGAATTGTAAAAATTTACTATTTTGGTATAATATTTTCGTCGGTTAGTATTGACGGTGCTAACAGGCATAAAGAAAATATTAACCGACCTAAAAGCGTTTTGTAGCAAGTGCCGTCAACACTTCTGCAAAACGCTTTTTGTATGGAAAGGAAAGTAATTATGCCTGAAATAATGAAAGCATGGCAGGTAAGAGAAAAAGACGAATTTTATACAACCGTCGTTTTTGCTGAAACGAGGGGTAAGGCTAAATCGTTAGCATTATCAACGGACGCTTGCGTATATGCTAACTTTTGTGATATCGAAGTACACCGAGAGCCACGAATGGATAAATATTATACTGAGGGCAAAACGGAAATGAACTGGTGCAATCCGCAAGACCGTATAGCACTTGTTAAGGAGTGCGGGTTTGTGTGTAGTGAGGATTGTTTTTGCAAGGAAGAATGTTTAATTTGTCCTGCAAATGAATATTGCGACAAATACATTGATTACATTAAAGAAATTAAAGAGTTGGAGCATGAAAGAAATGAATGATATAAACAAAATGAAAAACTACCGTGAAAAATATAAGCGTTATTGAGGTGTAAAAAATGGCAGAGCGCAGAATGTTCGCAAAAACGATTATTGATAGTGACGCATTTTTGGATATGCCGTTATCGGCGCAGGCGTTATATTTTCATCTTTCGATGAGAGCAGACGACGACGGTTTTATAAATAATCCTAAAAAAATTCAAAGAATGATAGGAGCGAGTGACGACGATTGCAAATTGCTGATTATGAAGCGGTTTATAATCACCTTTGAAAGCGGCGTTATCGTTATAAAGCATTGGAAAATACATAATTACATACAGAAAGACCGCTATAAGCCTACCATTTATCAGGAAGAGAAAAAGGGGCTTATAATCAAAGAAAACAAGGCGTACACGGAATGTATACAAAATGCGTCCAGTATGGATACACAGGTTAGGTTAGGTAAGGTTAGGTTAGAGTTAGGAAAGGATAGTATAGAAGAAATGCCGCAAGCGGCAAAACCTATTGCAACTGATACTGATACTGTTACTGATTTTGAAACTATTTCTGAGACTATTTCATATCTTAATCAAATATTGAAAACAAGATACAGACCTACAAACAAAGTTACCCAAAGACACATTAAGGCGAGAATTGCAGAGGGCTATACTTTGGAAGATTTCAAAGTTGTTATCGACAAAAAATGTACAGAGTGGAAAGGTACGAATATGGAAAAATATCTGCGACCTGAAACGCTGTTCGGTACAAAGTTTGAAAATTATCTAAATGCAAGGATAACGCAAAACACAGCTCGGAAAGTTGGAGCAAACGGAATTGTGTTAAGCGACGAACCGAGCGACCTTGACGCGATATTTTAATATTAAAAATAAAGGAGAACTTACAAATGTTAATTAAACTTGACGCAGGCGCAATAATGCCGACAAGAGCACACGAAACAGACGCGGGACTTGACATATACGCCCGTGAACATCAGGTTATTCCCGCAAGAGAAAGCGCGATTTTCGACACAGGCGTTCACATTGAAATTCCGAGCGGTTTTGTCGGATTCCTCAAAAGCAAGAGCGGGCTGAATGTAAAGCACGGCATAAAGAGTGAGGGCGTAATAGACGCGGGCTACACTGGAAGTATCGTAGCAAAGTTGTACAACAATAGCGGCTATGATTACATAGTGAACAAGGGTGATAAGATAACGCAACTTGTTATTCTTCCGATAGCTCACGATTTTGCCCTTGAACTTGTTGACAGTCTCGAAGAAACAGACCGAGGAAATAACGGGTTCGGCTCAAGCGGGCGGTGATAAAATGAGCTTTGAACAGATAATTGACGGCATAGAGCAAAAAGCAGCAGAGGCAATAAAACAGGAAGAAAACGACTACATACAAGACGGGCTTTTATACTGCGGCAAGTGCCACACGCCGAAGCAGTGCCGAGTTGTTCTGTTTGAAAAGGAACGCACCCCTTATTGTCTTTGCAAATGCGAGAAAGAACGCCTTGACAAAGAGGAAAGGGAGCGCGAGCGGCGGGAGCGTGAAGCGAGAATAAGAGAGCGGCGGCGCATAGGCTTTCCTGATAGCCAAATGCAAGAAATGACCTTTGCAAACGACGATTTGACGAATCCCCGCATAAGTCAAGCAATGCGAAAGTATGTTGACAATTTTTCTGAACTGCGAAAGACGGGACAGGGAATTTTGCTGTACGGCGAAGTGGGAACGGGAAAGACCTATTTTGCGGCGGCGGTTGCTAACGCCTTGATTGACAAAGGCTATTCCGCACTTGTTACGAACTTTGCCCGCATTGCAAATACAGTCAGTGGAACATTCGAGAAACAAGAATATTACGACAGCTTGAATGAATTTCATCTGCTCGTGATTGATGACTTGGCGGCTGAACGAAAGACAGAGTATATGCAGGAGATTGTCTACAATGTCATTGATAGTCGATACCGTGCAGGACTGCCGATGATTATAACAACAAACCTAACGGCGCAGGAATTAAAGAATCCGCACGATATAACGAACAAACGAATCTTTGACAGAGTTATGGAAAGGTGCTTGCCAATCGAGGTTAAAGGAGCGAATAGGCGGCACAAGAAAACGACGGAAAAATTTAATGAACTTAATGGCCTGTTAGGCTTGTGAGGAACTTAAATGAAAATAGAGGAAGTCAAGCGAAACTTAAATAAAGTAGTAACCTACTCAAACCGAGAAATACAGCAAGGTAAATACAAGCTTACGGGCTGCATTATCAGGAGAGCGGGAAACAAATTCTATTATCAAGCTGAATTGAAAGACTTGAAAGCTGAGAGTTTAATAATCGCCAGTCTTGAAAATGTCAACGCATTGGAGGAACAGCAATGAACGAATTTACCATAAGAGCAAAACTTCCGTCGCTCAACGAGTATATAAACGCTTGCAGAGCAAACAAATATCAAGCTGCTAAATTCAAGCAAGATGTCGAGGAAGTTATCGGGTGGGCGATAAAGCAAGCACGGGCGAAAGGTGAGCTAAAGCCGATTGATGAGCCTTGCAGGGTCTATTTTGAATAGCACGAAAAAACAGCAAGGCGCGATTGCGACAACATAGCAAGCGCGAAGAAGTTTATCTTGGACGCAATGCAAAAGAACGAAATTATAAAGAACGATAATCAGAAGTATATAAAGGGCTTTACAGACACTTTTATTCGGTCAGAAAGCGACTATGTTATTGTACGACTTATTGTGTAAAATTGCACAAAAAATGCTGTTAATCTTTGGTTGTTTTGCGAATTGATATGTGCCACAAAAGTAGTATAATATAACTGTAATCAAGAGGGCGGCAAGCCCCGAAGAAAAGAAAGAGGTAACAGCAATGACAAACGCAGAACTGAAGAAAAATTTAGCAATTTGGGGTGACAGTCTTTACGATGACACTTGTTACAAGCTCAAATTTGAACTTGTAAAAAAGGTGATGAACAGCAAAGCGATACCCGATAATCACAAGATGTTATTGATTGAACAGTATGTGAAAAATCGCACAACTAACAATCGTATAATCGAAAACATAAGGCAGTACAACGCAAGATAGCGCAAGGGGGCTATAAGCCCCTTTAATGCGCCGATATGAAACAAAAGAAGAAAGAGGTAAAACAAAATGGCTTTAAAATTTGCAATTCAGACAGTGTTAGAAATTGTCGGCGTTGTGCTGATAATCTACGGTTTTATTCACGAAGATAAGCTAATAGCATTTGAAGAAAGAATAGCAGAGAGGTTTAGAAAAAAATGAAAGTAAGAGAAGTAATGAAGAGCTGCTGTAAGCAGTGCGAAAGAAATAAAAATTGTTGGTTTCCGTGTGCCGCCGCAACAGCGGCACTGAACAACGGCGAAGAGTTAAGCCGAATAGAAAAAGCAATAGGAGCTTGCGTGTGCAGTTCTTTCACCGAAATGCACGCGAGCAAAGAACAAGAAATCGAAGCGTGGAACAGGAGGGCTGAAAATGGCTGAATATAACGAACAATGCAAGAAATGCTTTCATTTTCAAGTTTGCGCCCAAGTTATGAAAAATCAGCTTTTCATTAGAGAGAAAATGCTCAAAGAAGAAAACCCAAAATGCGAGCATTTTGTGAACGCCGCCGATGTGACTGAGGTCAGACACGGCAAATGGATTAAGATGTCCATCAACCCTGACGATGGTAATTATTATTGCTCTGAATGTCATAATTGCATAGACATCGCGACTGGAAGAGGAACACCAATAGGTCGTGATTTCTTTTATTGCCCGCACTGCGGCGCGAAAATGAGCGACGAGAGAAAGGACGGTGAAACAGAATGAGTTACGAATTTCAGAGATTTATAATGTTGCTGTTCGCAACAGGCTCAAGCGTTTTATATCTGATACTCAAGGCTTTCGGCATGATTTAAGGAGGACGAAAAATGAGTGTGTGGCAAATTTGCGTAGCACTTCTTGCTGTCGGCATTGTCTCATGGCTTTGCGGGTGTA